GTTCTTCCATAGTAATAGTGTTTAGTGTTATACGGTAATATTATCACGACCAGACCGTGCACCTAGCGTACACCTGGGGACACACGACCAGGCAAACACGATACGATACGATACGATACGATACGAACCCAGCAATAGCAAGACACTAGACCACGTAACCGTACGACCAGACCACACGACCAGATCACACGACCAGATCACACGATCACGCGGAGCCAGCACCGGCAATGCTTCAAGCAAACACGGGACACGACCAGACCAGGCAAACACCAGACCACACCAGACCACACCATGAAACGACCCGGACCCAGCAACGTAACACACAGCTATAACACACAGCACACTGCGAGCACACACACGTAAAAGGCAAATCATTTACACGGAACCAGAGGAAATAGGCCCCCGTGGGGCTAAAAAAAAGCGTTTCCGTAACAGTGCCCGTGTCGTAAAATATATGTATAACCCATAACCTCTATATATCTTACGATATATTTTAAGTACGACGTTAGCTTATATAAGTATTTAAGTAAGATTCTACTGTCGTATTTTTAAAATTTCGCGCTACTGCGCGATTATATAACTATGAAACAAAAGCTTAGTAAGAAAGCAGCCGCAGCTAAAAGAGTGCGAGACAAGAGGTATGCAATGACTGCAAGGAGAAGATCAATGAAGGCAGAGAACCAACGACTCAGAAGATCATTTGAAAAGAAACATGGGAAAGGTTCACTCAAGGGTAAAGACTATGACCACAAAAGAAAGAAGTTTGTATCTGTTAAGGTAAACAGGGGAAATGGTGGTAAAGGCACTAAAAAAGAATAATAATACGTAATTATACAACGTATAGGATTAAACCTAAAACCAAAAAATGACACTATATTATAAAACCTATTCTTTAGCACCAGGTGCACAAAGGATATCCGAAGAAACCAGAAAACTTTGGGAGCTAATAGCTAATAAACAGAACTGGAGAATAGTTCAATTACCAAATGGATATTACCAGGCGGAATACAAAAACCAACCATGTGAATGTGAAACCAAAGATTGTGGCAACTGCCCCTGGGTAGATGTAACAAGAAGAGAAACACTTGACGCATGTGAGACGGCTATCGATAAAAGCATAGAACACTACACTAAGAAGTTAGAGTTTGCAGATGGCCCAAAAGTAATAAAGACTTTTAAATAATCACTTATATAAATTTAATTAAATGGAATTCAATAACCCAAGTGAGATAGTAAAGGATTTAACCTTTAGCACACGTGCTAGAGATAGAATCATGCAAGGTGTAGAGAAATTAGCTAATGCAGTTAACTCTACCCTGGGCGCTTCAGGAAAATGTGTTATATATGAAGATGCAATGGGTAGACCCGTTATTACAAAAGACGGTGTTACTGTTGCAGAATCTGTAGTTCTTATGAACCCGGTGGAAAATATAGGGGCAACACTAATAAAAGAAGCAGCTAAAAAAACTGTGAGAGAAGCAGGTGACGGTACCACCACCGCAACCGTCCTTGCTCATTCTCTCCTCCAGGAAATGAATGAAGCTACCGGTGATTACTCAATAAGGGAAATTAAAGATAGTGTAAACAATAGTTTGAAAAAAGTACTGGAATACTTAGATAGTAAAAGTATAAATATAAAGGGCAAGATGCTGGAAGATGTTGCTTCCATTTCATGTAACAACGACAGAAAGTTGGGATCGATAATAGCTGACGCATATAAGTCAGTAGGTGAACACGGTGTCGTATTAATGGAAGAATCAGATACAGAAGAAACGTTCAGCGAAATAGTAGATGGGGTACAATTTGATTGTGGTATTAAATCACAGCATTTGGTAACAGATACTGAGAAAAACAAAGCCATACTCGAAAACCCCTACGTCCTTATAGTAGCACAAGCAATTCCTAACATACGTAAAATACAAAGTGTATTAGAACACGTAATAAAGGAGAAAAGAAGCCTGTTAATAGTAGCAGGAATGGACCAGCAGCCAATGTCGGCTCTGCTTATGAATAAGGTAAAAGGTAATATAAAGATTAATATTATTGATACACCTGGTTTTGGAGCGACTAAAATGGACACGATGCAAGACCTAGCTACAATAACCGGAGCAAAAGTTATAAATGAAGAGTTAGGTGATGATTTAGATTTAATTAGCCCAGATGTTTTAGGAGAAGCTATTAAGTCAGTAACCGATGCAACCTCCACGGTAATAACTGTAGGCGAAATGCCAGAGGATGCTAAAGATAGAATAGCTCTGGTTAATAAAAAAATAAAATCCGAAAAGAACCCGTTTATTAAGTCTAAGCTTGAACAAAGATTAGCAATGCTTTCAGGAGCAGTTGCAATATTAAAGGTTGGAGCCAATTCAAAAATAGAGTTAAAAGAAAAGAAAGACAGGGTTGAAGATTCTATATATGCTGTTAAAGCAGCTATTAAAGAAGGGATTGTAGCAGGAGGTGGTGTTGCACTACATAATGCTTCAGATAAATTAAAAGATAAAAATTCACCCGAGAAAATTCTCTGTGAGGCTATAAAAGCACCATATAAAAAAATCCTTGAAAACGCTGGTATAAATTACGGGCCTAATATGGAAGAGGGCAACGGTGTAGATGTTGTAACAGGGAAAGTGGGTGATATGATTAAACGAGGAATTATTGATCCTGTATTAGTTACAAAGACTGCATTGATAAATGCGGTGTCTGTAGCAACAACAATAATGTCAGCTGATTGTGTAATATCGAATGTTAGAGAATATGAAAGCGGTAAATAATTACATAATAATACAGCCGATAAAAGAAGAGTCTAAAGAAGAAAAAGGACTTCTTATAATGGATCAGCATGTAGATGACATTAGATATTTAAAAGGCAAGGTAATATCTGTGGGTAATTTTACAGAAGGCGTAAAAGAGAATGATACAATATATTATGATAGACGCGCTGGACACGGAATAGAATACGACGATAACTTATATCAAGTTATAAAGCAACAAGATGTTGTGTTAGTCGGTTAATACCAAAGACCAAAGTCCATAAACTAAAAACCAAAAACGATTACTGAAATACTAATCAAACACATTTGTTTAACTTTATAAATTAAAAATCATGGCTTTAAATAATCAAGAACACTTTTTAGTATTTATTGATGCAGCAGATGACGCGGGTATGTTTCCAGTAAGCAAAATCCAGTCAATTACTTGTGCAGGCGACGCGGCTGTACTTGTAAAATTTGCTCCAGGAAGTTTAGGTGATGGTCAAGCTGCTTCTGTAGATGTTGTAACATTAACTGTTACTGCTGATACTGAAAAAACAGTAATGATCGCGCTTGCTGATGCAATCAACAACGCAACTAAATATCCTAAAAACACTAAAAATTATACAGTAGTAGCTGATGACGTAAACAGTATTTATGCTAATTCTAACATAACTGCTTGTGCTATCGCATTAGACGCTTAATAATAACTAAGATCATACACGGGCTCACGAGTTGGGCCTGTAGATCTTTTTTTTATGGAATTAAATGCGGCGGAGATCCGCAACTTAAATTTATTTAAATATTATAGAGTAGTTAGAAAGTGGGCATGTAAGCAAAATGGCTTAACAGATGCCGATTTAGAATTACTTATATATCTTGATTGCAAAGTTAGATTTACACGTAATGATTTTATTAATGGTGTATATACTATGTCATGGGATAAAGCTAGGTGGGAAAGATTAAGAAATGAGGGGTGGATAGATGTATGGAGACACCGAAACAGGACTACAATTAAATACAGCATTTATAATACTTCATATAAATGTAAAAGATTAATAACACGTATATATAATATTTTATTAGGTAATGAGGACATACCTATATCTGAGCAAAATGTATTTTACAAAAACAAATCATATACAGATAAAGTTTTTAATAAAGCGATTGATGATATGTTAAAAGATTCAGAAAGATAAATTTAAAAAAATAATATTATGCCGAAACTAGGAAAGAAAAAATATGCTTATACACCAAAAGGTAGGGCTGCTTTTAAAAAAGCAAAAGCAAAAAAATCTAAAAAAAGAGGAGGATAATAAAGATAAAAAAAATAACACATTAATTTATAAACAATGGCGGAACTTGACCTAGACAAGATCAAAAAACAAAAATTCAATATCAGCATAGAAAACTTAGTCACCATAGGCGCTGTGGTAGTTACAGTGGTTGGTATGTGGTACTCACTACAAGCTGATATACAACTGGCAAAGGAATTACCGGAACCCCCAGTTTCAAGAACCGAGTATGACCTAAAAGATCAGTTAATTCGAGAAACTATTATATCTACTGAAGAAAAAGTAGATGCTAATTCAGAAAAGCTTGATAAGATTGATGAAAAGCTTTACGAAATAATTAAAAATAAATAAAATGAAAAAATTTGTTACTTTTCTATTTTTATTGTTTAGTTTTTTTTGTTATTCACAAGATATATCAGTTGTACATTTCAATTACAAATGGAACCAACATAATGATTTTAAACAATTAGCAAGTATAAAAAGAGCAAAAGTATCAAAAGCATTTGTTGAAGACCAACCGGCTAATTTTAAATCTAGTTTTAAAGTTGTCCCTGTTATAATTATTTTTAAAAACGGGAAACCCATAACGAGGGTTGAAGCAGATTTAAGCATGAAAATAAAAACAAGACTTGAAGATATACAAGAACTTGTGGATAGATACCAATAATATGAAATCAAAAGGATTAGGTGATTCAATAGAAAAAATCACAAAAGTAACAGGTGTTAAAACAATGGTAGATGTAATCTCAAAAGGATTAAATGTACCTTGTGGTTGTGAGGGAAGACATAACACCTTAAATACAATATTCCCATATAAAAATAAAAAATAATGACAATACTATTTATAATAGCAATAATTGAAGCATTAGTTATAGTGTATTTAGTTATGCTACATTCAGGAAAAATTAAAGATGCTGATGGCGATTTTATTGCTGATTCAGTAGAAGCAAAAGTTGAAGAAATTCAAGTTAATGCTGTAAATAAATTAAACAGATTAAAAGCTGAATTAAAAGATATAGCTACTTCTATAAAAGAGGTTGGTAATCAATTAGAAGATTTACCAAAATCACTTAAAGGCAAAAGAGCCGGAAGAAAAGCAAATGTCAAAAAATAAAAAGAAATTAAAAGACACAGCGGTTGGTAAATTTTTAGCAGGTGCTGGATCTAATATAATCGGTAGTCTCGGTGAAGTTTTGCCAGATAAAGGTGTACTTGGCTTAGTTAAAAATTTAATTAAGAAAGATCCCACACTACCAGCTGAAGACAAGGAAAAAGCATTAGCCCTGCTGCATCAAGATACTGTAGAAATGCAAGAAGTATCAAAAAGATGGCAGGCGGATATGAGATCTGATTCCTGGCTTTCAAAAAATACAAGGCCATTAACATTAGTTTTCTTAACTATTTCAATGGTCTTATTAATATTTATAGACTCAACCGGTTTAGACTTTGAAGTTGACGGCGGCTGGGTTGATCTTTTAAAATCACTTCTTATTACAGTATACGTAGCATATTTTGGATCGCGTGGTGCTGAGAAGTTCAAAACAATACAAAACAAATAAACAATGCCTAAAATTTCTACTTATTCGCTAGATACTACTATAACTGATAACGATAGTTTATTAGGAGTTAATGCAGCAGACGGTACAACAAAGAGGTACTCAATGTCTGGTATAAAAGCTGCTCTTCTTGAGGGAGCTGATATAACTGCTGTGATTGCGGGTACGGGATTATCAGGTGGTGCGACATCAGGGGCAGCAACTCTTACAATAGACAGTACAGTTGTAACATTAACCGGTACACAAACACTTACTAATAAAACTCTTACAACACCTGTAATTTCAACAATATCAAATTCAGGTACAATTACTTTGCCAACATCGTCAGACACTTTAGTGGGTAGAGCAACAACTGATACCTTAACAAACAAAACATTAACATCGCCTAGTATTGCAACTCCTACTTGGACTGCAACAGAAAGCGCTATAGCTAATGGTGATTATTTGCTTTTCTTAGATGCATCGGCTTCTTCTGAAACTAAAAAAGATGCATTAGCTGATATAGCTACATTATTCGCAGGAACAGGATTAACGGCGTCTAATTCAGTTATAGGTATAGACGCATCACAAACACAAATTACAGGTGTTGGTACAATTACTACAGGTACTTGGCAAGCTAGTCTAGTAGGAATAGATTATGGTGGTACTGGATTAAGTGGAGAAACTGATGGTTATATAGTAATTGCTGATGGCAGCGGAAGCGCTACTCACTTAGATGTTGGTTCAAGTACTGGTATTACAATACTTGGTACTATTGCAACGGGTGTATGGCAAGGTACTGCTATTGATACAGCATACATAGACACTACATTAACCTCACAAACATCTATATTAAATTCAAGTCTTGTCGTAGGATATGGTTCCTCACATGCAAATATAGATTTTAGTACTGATAATAGTATAATTTTTGATATTGATGGAACATCACAAATACAATTAGATGACGGGGTTTTAAAACCAACTACAGATAGTGATGTTGATTTAGGAACTTCTAGTTTATACTTTAAAGATTCATATATAGATACTGTTACTACAACAGGTAATGTTACAGTAGGTGGAAATTTATCAATAACAGGTGATTTAACAGTATCAGGGGATACAACTACTGTAAATACAGCAACACTAAGCGTGGAAGATCCGCTTATAATTGTAGGAAGTGGTAATAATTCTTCAGATGCTGTGGATTTAGGATTATATGGATTATATGATACATCTGGTTCACAGGATTTATATGCAGGATTATTTAGAGATGCAAGTGATAGTGGTAAATGGAAATTATTTAAAAGTCTGCAAGCTGCACCAACTACAACTGTAAATACAAGTGGTACAGGATATGCAGTAGATACTTTAGTAGCAAATATAGAGGGTAATGTAACGGGTAACGTAACAGGCAATACATCTGGTACTGCGGCTACGGTAACTACTGCAGCACAAACTAACATTACTTCACTTGGGACATTAACCGGATTAGATGTTAATGGTGCAGTTACTATTAATGATAATCTTTCGTTAGATGGATCAAATAAAGAATTAAGATTTTATGAAGCAGCTAACTATGTTGGATTCGAAGCTCCGGCTTTATCAGCAGATCAAATATGGGTATTACCTTCAGCTGATGGTTCAAGTGGTACTGCACTTAAGACAGACGGTTCTGGAAACTTAAGTTGGGGGACCGCGGGTGGAGATGTATTTAAAACAATATCAGTATCGGGACAATCTGATGTAGTAGCAGATGGAGTAGCAGATACGTTAACACTTGTAGCAGGAACAGGAACAACTATAACTACTAACGCAAGTACTGACACAATAACAATAAATGCCGGGGCTAATACAGTTGAAGTAGATGAATATACTGGGAACGGGAGTACAACGGCTTATACATTAAGTACAACTTGTACTAGTGAAAATAATTTACTTGTATATATGGATGGTGTTTTTCAACATCACAATACATATGCGGTATCAGGAACTACATTGACTTTTGATACTAATGTGCCAAATGGCTCTAAAGTTGAAGCATATCATATGATAAGCGTTAGTAATAGTGATATGGTACAAGCAGCAGTAGCTGGAACATTAATGGATGTTAGTGGAGCTACAGGAAGTGTAACATTTAATGTAGATTTAACAGAGGCAGGAGAAGCAACAATTGCAAATGGAGATTATATCTTATTCTTAGATGGAGGAGCAACAGGAACACATGCTAAAGAAGCTATTGCAGATGTTGCGACATTATTCGCTGGTACAGGATTAACAGCATCAAGCTCTGTTATTAATATAGATGCAGCACAAACAGGTATTACTTCATTATTAGCTACAGATATTAAAATAGGAGAAGATGACCAGACTAAGATTGATTTCGAAACAGCTGATACTATAAACTTCTATGCTGGAAATGAAAAGCAATTGATATTAACCGATGGAGCACTTACTCCTGGAACAAACGCAATAGTTGATTTAGGAACTGATGCTTTAGAATTTAAAGACGCATATTTTGATGGAACCGTAGAGGCTGATGCAATTACAATAGGCGGTACTGCTTTAAATACAGTTATTGCGGGAGTAACAGTATCAAATGCAACTTTAGCAGCAACAGCAACAGTAACCGATTCAACTGCAAATACAGACTTTCCTGTAGTATTTCATAATGAATCAAATGGTTTATTAGATGATACAGCAGCTTTTGAATATAATCCTAGTACTGGTACACTTATAGTTGCTAACTTAGATATTGGTACTGATGTAGATGTTGATGGAACACTTGAAGCAGATGCAATTACAGTAGGCGGAACAAATATAGTAAGTGGTAGTTTAATAACTACATTAGGTACAATTAGTGCAGGGGTTTGGAATGGAACAGTTATTGCTTCAGCTTATCTTGATTCAGATACAGCTCATTTAAGTGGTACGCAAACATTCAGTGGAGCTAAAACATTTTCAGCAGATGTTGCATTTTCAGGAGATACAGCAACATTTAGTTCTGCTAATTCAACAGACCCATTAGTAGTTATCAAGAATACAACAAACGACGCTAACGGATCTCGTTTACATTTTATAAAAGATAAAGGCGCAGCAGGAGCGGATGGGGATGATATTGGAACTATTGAGTTTATTTCTGATGACGCTGGTCAAGCTCAAACTAGTTTTGCAAAGATAGTAGCAGAAGTTTCCGAAGCAGATAATACAGACGAAGCAGGTAAACTATCATTCTATGTAGCAGAAAGCGATGGCACAACTACGGCATTGACCGCTGGTCTTGTACTAGAAGGAGAGCATGCAACAGATGGGGAAGTAGACGTTACTATAGGAGCTGGTGCAGCATCAACAACATCTATTGCAGGTAATGTTTATGCAGCTGGTGGTAAATTTGGAATCGATACAGGAGATTATATGCAATTTACTGCAAATACACAAACAGATTTTTATGTAAATGGTAATAATGAAATGAGATTAGAAGCAGATGGAGATTTACATGTTGATGGTGATGTTGTTGGATATTCTACAACAATTGGTTCTGATGAAAAAATTAAAACAAATATATCTCCTATAGAAGGAGCTATTGATAAATTAAAACAAATAAATGGTGTAACATTTAATTATAAAAGGAATAACAAACCTTCTGGGGGTGTTATTGCTCAAAATATAGAAAAAGTTATGCCATCATTAGTTGGAGAGCAAGAAACTTTAGATGGGAAAGATACTTTTAAAACAGTTGATTATAATGGTATTATTGGACTTCTTATAGAATCTGTCAAAGAACTTGAAGAAAGACTTAATAGATGTGAGTGTAATAAAAATTAATAAATTTATAAACTATGCCAGTAACAGGAAGTGGAGAAATAAAATTACGTGCTGATGTTAATAATGAAATAGAAGGCAATAATACTGATACTAATGTTAGTTTAAGAACTTTATCAGCTTCAGCAGGCGAGAGTGTGCCTGACGCTTTAAGTGAATTTTATGGTTATAGTAATACTACTTATTTAGAGTTTCTTATAATTGCAGGGGGTGGTGGTGCTGGTGCTGCCCACGGTGGTGGTGGTGGTGCTGGTGGACTTCGTAATTCTACAAGCACATCAGGTGGAGGCGGTTCAGCAGAAACCGCAATAACTTTAGTAGCAAGTAGAACATATAATATTACTATTGGCGGTGGTGGAGCAGGAGCAGGAGGCTACAACCAATCACCAGCAAATGGTGTTGATTCTTCAATAGCAGCAGTAGCTTTAGCAACCTTGACTTCCACTGGCGGTGGTGCTGGGGGTGGTGGAACAACAACACCTAGTGCTAATAGTGGAGGTTCAGGTGGTGGTGGACCTGGATTTAACGGTAGAGGTACTGCTGGAGCAGGTACAACAAATCAAGGATATGCAGGTGGAACTTATAGTGGTGGAGTAGATTATAAAGGTGCTGGTGGTGGCGGTGGTGCTGGTGCTGCTGGAAGTGGTGGCGGTGCTCAAAATGCGGGTTATAATGGAGGTGCAGGTTTAGCTGTTTCAATTACTGGCGCATCAGTAACATACGCTGGTGGTGGTGGTGGTGGTTCTTCAAATAGTGCATCTTCTTCAGGTGGTTCAGGTGGTTCAGGTGGAGGTGGAGCAGGTGCTGCTAATATGGGTTCTGCAGGAGCAGGGACTGCAAACCTTGGTGCTGGTGGAGGTGGCGGTGGTGGTCAAGCAGGGGTCGGTTTTTCAAATGGGGGCGCTGGAGGTTCTGGAATAGTAATATTAAGATTATTAACATCAGCGTATTCAGGAACAACAACAGGTTCACCAACGGTTACAGCCTATGGTTCAGGAGCAACTGCACTTACAGTATTAAAGTTTACAGGTAGTGGAACTTATGTACATTAAAAATATATAAACAATAAATAAAATGGCAACAACAAAAGTAACAGCTAACGTATTAGCGGATAATTCAATAACACAAGCAAAGCTTGCAGACGATGCGATTGGAGCAGCAGAATTAGCAGCCAACGCAGTAGTCAATGCTTCTATAGCATCTGGAGCAGCTATAGATATGGATAAGCTTGATGGTGATTCACTTGCAGCGGCTATAACTGACTTTGCACAAGACGATCTTGTAATACTATCAGATACATCAGATTCAGGTAATCTTAAATCAATGACAGCTTCTAATTTAGAAGATGCAATATTTGGTAATATAAGTGGTGATGTTACTTTAGCAGCAGGTGGAGCAGCTACAGCAGCAGCAGCACAAACTAATATTACATCTTTATTAGCAACAGATATAAAGATAGGAGAGGACGATCAAACAAAAATAGACTTTGAAACAGTTGATACAATTAATTTTTATGCAGGCAATGAAAAACAACTAATACTTACTGATGGTGCTTTAACACCGGGCAGTAATGCTATTGTAGATTTAGGTACTGACGCATTGGAATTTAAGGATGCATATTTTGATGGTACCGTGGAAGCAGACGCTATTACAATAGCTGGAGTAACTTTAGCAGAAACAATTGCTGATACTGTGGGGGCTATGGTAACTAGTAATACAGAAACAGGTATTGCTGTTACATACGATGATAGCGACAATACACTGGATTTTGTATTAGGGACAATAACTAGTCTTGGTACAATCAGTACTGGTGTTTGGCAAGGAACGGCAATTGCCTCTACATATATAGCTGCAGACGCAATTACAGGTGCAAAAATTGCTGATGATGCGATAGATTCAGAACATTATACAGACGGTTCAATTGATAATGCACATTTAGCTGATGACGCAGTAAACAGTGATGAAATAGCAGCAGGAGCAATAGATTTAGCTCACATGTCAGTAAACTCTATAGATAGCGATCAATATGTTGATGGTTCTATTGATCTAGCGCACATGAGTGTTAATTCAATTGATTCTGATCAATATGTAGACGGAAGTATTGATAACGCACATATTGCAGATAATGCGATAAATTATGAAAAAATTGATGATGAATTTACAACGGTTGATGCTTTAAGTGCAGCAAGTACAGTGGCTGTAGATTTCGATGCAGCACAAGTATTTACACTTACACCAAATGCAAATACAACATTAAATATAACAAACCCAAAAATTGGTGTTACTAAAACAGTAATAATGACTGGATCAGGAGGAAGTAGAACTTTAGCTTTTCAAGTAGGTGGTAGTTCAGGTACATTTAATAAAATAGCAGGTGATTATGATGACACTTCAAGTAAAAAGAATTTAATTTCAATAACATGTGTTGCTGCTACAGAGTTTTGGTATGCAATAAATCAAATAGCTTCATAATATGTTTGGACAAGGTTTTAATTTAGGTGTATTATCCGCAGTTGAAGCAATAGCAGATTTTCTTGTAATTGCAGGAGCCGGTGGTGGAGGTGCAGATGTTGGAGGAGCAGGTGGTGCAGGTGGACTGCGTACATCTTATGGTGCTACAAGTGGTGGTGGTGGAAGTAATGAAGAACAAATAACATTAACAGACGCAACAACTTATACCTTTACAGTAGGTGCAGGTGGTGCAGCCGCTACCGGTGCTGGTCAAATAGGAAACAGCGGTGTTAATTCATCTCTTGCCGCATCAGGTATAACTACAATTACTTCTACAGGAGGAGGAGGAGGTGGTGCTACTAATGATAATGGTCTTACTGGAGGTTCAGGAGGAGGTTCAGGTAGGACTGGTTCAGCAGGTGCAGGCACATCAAATCAAGGTTATGCGGGGGGAATAGGTTCACAAAGTAATGGTTTTACTGATACAGGAGGTGGTGGAGGTGGTGCCTCTGCTGTAGGTAGTAATGGAACTACTTCTAATGCTGGAGCTGGTGGTTCAGGATTGGCTATAAGTATAACGGGTTCATCAGTGGCATACGCTGGTGGAGGTGGAGGAGGTGCTTATAATGCTTATGCAGGTGTTGCTGGTTCTGGTGGTGGTGGTGCTGGAGGTTCAGGTGGTGGTGGTGCTGGAACAGCTGGAACAACAAATCTTGGAGCTGGTGGTGGTGGTGCTGGAGCCGCAGGTGGTGATGGTGGAGCTGGAGGTTCAGGAGTAATTGTATTTAGATTACCAACTTCTTTGTATGATGGAACACTAACTGGTTCACCAACAGTTACAACAGATGGTTCACATACAATATTAAAATATACAGGAAGTGGAACTTATGCTCACGGAATCTTCACTTATTCTGCTGACTTTTTAGTCGTTGCTGGTGGTGGAGGTGGTGGTAATTACTCTTGGGGTGCTGGTGGTGGTGCAGGAGGATTAAGAACATCTTATGGTTCAACATCAGGAGGTGGTGCATCTGCTGAAAGTTCAATAACATTAACTGAAGATACAGTTTATACAATAACAGTTGGTGCAGCTAACGCTAACGCTAATGGTGCAGATTCATCATTAGCAGGTACAGGTCTAACAACAATTACTTCTGTTGGAGGTGGTCGTGGTGGTTACGGTCTTGGTGCTGGAACAGCTGGTTCAACAGGTGGTTCAGGTGGTGGTACTGGAGGAACAGATACAAATGCAGGTGGTGCAGGTACATCTAATCAAGGTTATGCAGGTGGTGCAGGTACAGGTGATACAGGTCAATCTGCAGGTGGTGGGGGTGGAGCAAGTGCTGTTGGTACTGATGCTGCTGCTAATTCATCAGGTAATGGAGGTGCAGGAGTAGCTGTTTCAATAACAGGTTCTTCAGTAGCCTATGCCGGTGGAGGTGGTGGAGGAGTTGGTCGTGGTGATTTAACATCTGAAACAGGTGGAACTGGTGGTTCAAGTATTGGTGGAACTGGTGGTAGAAACACATATTATGGAGGTAGTAACAGTGTAAACCCAACTACAGGAGCAGTAAATACAGGTTCAGGTGGTGGTGGAGGAAACGGAAGTAGTAACAGTCAAAATTCTGCAGGAGGAGCGGCAGGTGGTTCAGGTATTGTAATATTAAGAGTACTAACTGCAAAATATAGTGGAACTACAACAGGAAGTCCTACAGTAACAACATCAGGTAATGATACAATAATAAAATTCACAGGAAGTGGAACATATACAGCGTAATTAAAAATAAATAAATAAAATGGCACATTTTGCAGAAATAAATGAAAATAACATAGTAACAAGAGTAATTGTAGTAAATAATAACGAACTGTTACATAACGAACAAGAATTAGAATTAAAAGGTATAGATTTTTGTGAAGGACTATATGGTCACAGAAACTGGGTTCAAACATCTTATAATGGAAATATGAGATATAATTATGCAGGTCAAGGTTATACTTATGATGAAGATAATGATGCTTTTTATGCACCACAACCTTATGCAAGTTGGTTATTAGATGAAGATTATAAGTGGGAAGCACCCGTACCTTATCCAGAAGATACATCAGATGATAAAGTATATGCTTGGGATGAAGAAAACCAAGAATGGAAAGTAGTTGAAATTACTATTGAATAATAAATTAAGTTAAATTAAATTAAATAAATAAATTATGAGTAAAAAAACAAAGAAAATAACAGATAAAGAGCTTGGGGATTTGCAAGCCAAAATAAGTATACTTACTGATTTACAATATAAAATAGGTGCTTCAGAAGTAGAAAAAAATAATTTACTACAATCTTATAGTGTGGCTAAACTAAATTTACGCGATATGCAAGGAGAATTAAAAGATAAATATGGGCATGTTAGTATAGATATAAAGGGTGGTGATATTACAGAAATAAAAGAGGCAGATGAGCAAGCTGATAAGAAAGATTAGTATTGGTAAAGACTATAAAACCGACGCTATGCACTATGCTGTAGGTCAAGAAGTATACGGAGGGCATATAATATGTGATATATTAGAAGAAGAAAATAAATTCTGCATATACATTAAAAAAAATAATGATATATTACCATGGAAAGATTTTAATAAAAACATGGGAATATCTGTAGAATACAATCTTGAATACTAATGAAACCAACACATACTTTTTTAATAACACCAAAAAAAGAAAGATACGACAATATTAAAAAGGTCAATGATACAGAGTTAATATTAAATTCTGGTATAACTGATCATAAATTTGTAAGTCGTGAAGCTGTAATACATGAAACACCAATAATAGATGGCAAGCATTTTACTAGAGGCACTGAGCTTTATGTGCATCATAACATATTTCGCCGTTGGCATGACGTTAGAGGTATTGAAAAAAACAGCAAAAGTTATTTTAAAGATAATCTATATTTTTGTGAACTCGATCAAATCTTCCTTTATAAACACGAAGGCAGCTGGAAAGCAAATCAAGGCTACTGTTTTATAAAACCATTAGCGAGCGAGGATAAGTTCTCTACTAATAAAGAAAAACCTTTAATGGGTATTGTTAAGCACACCGATGATTCAGGTTTATTAACAATAGGTGAGAAGATAGGTTTTACCCCGGATAGTGAATACGAGTTTATAATAAACGGTGAAAGATTATACAGGGTAATGACAAAGGAAATTTCAATTAAATATGAATATAAAAAAGAAGAAAGAGAGTATAATCCAAGCTGGTTATAGAGCTGTTGATGAATTAGTAAAAGTAGCAAAAGAACCAATTGTAGAAACTGATGATGATGTATCTGCGGATAGATTAAAAAATGCAGCCGCTACAAAAAAGCTAGCTATATTCGATGCTCTTGAGATTTTAAATAGAATAGAACAAGAACAAGCTATTTTAGAAAACAAACCTATACAAGATGAAACAAAAGCATTTAGTGGGTTTGCTGAAAAAAGATCTAAATAATGAGTTACCAACAAACATTATATAAGATTATTGAACCTATTAAACGAACAACGATACATAGGCTAAATAAAAAGAAAGCTTGGGAATATGGTTATAACAAAGAACATGATGTGATTGTTATAAGCAAGACTGGTAGGATTGGTGAAGTATATGAAATACAAAACTTAAAGATTGCATTACCGGAAGTAAAAGAAGTGTATAGCAAACATGATAAGTGGACACCACATGAATACCCTAGAGAATTAAAAAATATCAAAACAATATTTGACTGGGAAAGATATCCTGCTCAATTTAAAGATGAATGGCATACGTACATTAATAGAGAATTTACAAGAAGGGAAGAAGGTTTTTGGTTTAATAACAAAGGCAACGACACTTATATCACTGGCTCTCATTACAATTACTTGCAGTGGTCCAAGATTGATGTTGGGAAGCCAGACTTTCGAGAAGCAAACAGATTATTCTTTATTTTCTGGGAGGCATGCAAGGCAGATACAAGATGCTATGGAATATGCTACCTTAAGAATAGACGGTCTGGATTTAGCTTCATGTCAAGCAGCGAGACAGTTAATCAAGCTACACTCACTTCAGATGCTAGATTCGGAATCTTATCGAAGACTGGTAGCGATGCAAAGAAGATGTTTACCGACAAGGTCGTCCCAATTTCATTACACTACCCATTCTTCTTTAAGCCAATACAAGACGGGATGGACCGTCCCAAGACAGAGCTTGCCTACCGTGTCCCAGCATCCAAACTCACAAGGAAGTCCATCACCAGTACAACCAACGCCTCCAAAGGGAAAGACCTCGACGGGCTCGATACAACGATAGACTGGAAAAACACAGGGGACAACTCATATGATGGTGAAAAGTTAAAATTACTTGTTCACGATGAATCTGGTAAATGGGAAAGACCAGATAATATATTAAACAATTGGCGTGTTACAAAAACAACGTTGAGATTAGGAAGCAGGATTATAGGAAAATGTATGATGGGATCCACCTCAAACTCTTTAGACAAAGGTGGTGATAACTTTAAAAAATTATATAATGGCTCAGACGTTACAAAAAGAAACCGCAATGGACAGACTGGCTCTGGATTATATAGTTTGTTCATACCTATGGAATGGAACTACGAGGGATTCATTGATTCTTATGGATTACCTGTATTCGACACACCCAAAGTTGCGGTTGAAGGACCCTATGGCGATAAAATCGATATTGGAATCATTGAGCATTGGGAAAATGAAGCAGATGGGCTAAAGAGTGATTCTGATGGATTGAATGAATTTTATAGACAGTTTCCAAGAACAGAAGAACATGCGTTTAGAGATGAAACAAAAAATAGTATATTTAATTTACAAAAGATATACGAACAAATAGATTATAACGATGATACAAAATCATCTAATAGTGTTTCAAAAGGAAACTTTCAGTGGGAAAATGGTATTAAAGATTCAAGAGTGTTATTTACACCTGATAGAAACGGAAGATTTAATATATCTTGGACACCAAGTATAAATCTACAAAACCACGTAATAAGTAAAAATAGAGCTAAATACCCTGGTAATGAGCACATGGGTGCATTTGGCTGTGATAGCTACGATATATCCGGTACGACAGATGGTCAAGGATCTAAAGGAGCTTTACACGGATTAACTAAATTTAGTATGGAAGATGCACCTTCTAATACTTTTTTTCTAGAGTATATAGCTCGACCACAAACAGCAGAGATATTTTTTGAAGATGTGTTAATGGCATTAGTATTTTACGGTATGCCACTTCTTGCAGAGAATAATAAACCAAGACTTTTGTATTATTTAAAAAGAAGAGGATATAGAGGTTACTCAATGAATAGACCAGATAAAACCGCAAACAAATTATCTGTAGCAGAAAGAGAAATAGGTGGTATACCTAATTCATCAGAAGACATAAAACAAATACATGCTGCAGCAATTGAATCATATATTGATAAATATGTAGGATTACAGGAAGATGGAAACTACGGTAATATATATTTTAACACAACATTGAATGATTGGTCTAAGTTTAATATAAACAACAGGACTAAACATGATGCAGCTATAAGTTCAGGACTTGCAATTATTGCGAACAACAGACACTTATACGAACCAAAACAACAAAGACAAATAAAAACATTGGACTTTGGATTTAAAAAATACAACAATCAAGGAAACATTTCAAAAATATTAAAATAAATGGATTCATCATCAACAGGCATATTCCCCTCACAAGCAGTCCCAAGCGAAGAAAAAGCAGGCAGATCCTATGGTTTAAGCGTTGCTAAAGCAATTGAATCTGAATGGTTTAAAAGAGATTCAGGGTCAACTAAATATTATGCTAATAGAGACAACTTTCATAGGCTGCGTTTATATGCAAGAGGAGAACAATCAATACAAAAGTATAAAGATGAATTATCTATAAACGGTGATTTATCATATTTAAATTTAGATTGGAAGCCAGTACCAATTATACCTAAGTTTGTAGATATAGTTGTTAATGGTATTCAAGAAAGAACATATGATATAAAAGCTTATTCACAAGATTCAGCTTCTATTAAAAAAAGAAGTGATTACGTGCAGGACATTGCTGAGGACATGATGATGAAAGAGTATAAAGATAATATTCAAAAAGAATTAGGCCTTGACACTTATAAAACAAATCAAAAAACATTACCTGAAAATGAAGAAGAGCTTCAGCTGCATATGCAATTAGAATATAAGGATTCTATAGAAATAGCAGAAGAAGAGGCTATAAATAATGTTTTTGATCATAATAAATATCATTTAATAAAGAAAAGATTAGACTACGATATTGTGACAATAGGTATGGCCGCTGTAAAAAACGAATATACAACTTCAGAGGGTATAAATATAAAATATGTTGATCCATCAGATTTAGTTCATTCTTATACAGATTCACCTTACTTTGATGATATATACTATGTTGGTGAAATAAGAAGAGTATCTGTGGTGGACCTTAAAAAACAATATCCAGAATTAACAGACGAGGATATTAAAAAACATATTGAAAATCAAGGTAGCAGTACTAAATTGTATAATAAAGCTTATCAAACAGCGGATTCAGAGGACAACGCATATGCTTATGTATTGTATTTTGAATATAAAACATACAAGGATCAAGTACATAAAATAAAAGAAACATCCACAGGCGCGGAAAAATCAATTCAAAAAACAGACGCATTTAACCCCCCTAAAGATGAGAGATCAAGATTTAAAAAAGCTAATAGAACAATTGAAGTAATATATGAAGGTACAAAAATTATTGGATCCGATATATTATTAAGATGGCAATTAGCTGAAAATATGACAAGACCAAAATCTAATACGGTTAAAGCACAATTTAGTTACAATATGGTCGCGCCGAGAATGTATAAAGGTAAGGTTGAATCATTAGTTGGAAGAATGACTACATTCGCAGATATGGTTCAATTAACTCATTTAAAATTACAGCAGGTGTTATCAAGGATGGTTCCAGATGGTGTATTTTTAGATGCAGATGGTATAGCTGAAGTAGATTTAGGTAATGGAACAAATTATAATCCACAAGAAGCTTTAAACATGTATTTCCAAACAGGATCTGTTATTGGTAGATCAATGACACAAGACGGGGACTTTAACAACGGAAGAGTACCAATACAGGAGTTGCAGAGTAGTAGTGGGGGAGCTAAAATACAAAGTTTAATAACATCTTATAACTATTATTTACAAATGATACGTGATGTTACGGGGCTAAATGAAGCAAGAGATGGTTCAACACCTGATAAAAATGCTTTAGTAGGTTTACAAAAATTAGCAGCTGCAAATTCAAATACAGCGACAAGGCATATATTGCAGTCTGGTTTATATTTAACATTAAAAACCGCAGAAGCAATTTCTCTTAGAATATCTGATGTTTTAGAGTTTGGGCCAACAAAAAAATCTTTTGTGCAAAGTATAGGTAAATATAATGTTGCTGTATTAAATGAAATTAAAACTTTACAGCTCCACGATTTTGGAATATTTTTAGAGTTAGCTCCTGATGATGAAGAAAAACAAGTACTAGAGAATAATATTCAAATATCTTTACAAAAAGAACAAATAAATTTAGAAGATGCAATTGACGTGCGTGAGATTAAAAACCTTAAGCTTGCAAATCAGTTGTTAAAACTAAGAAGAAGGAAAAAATTTGAACAAGATAGAGTTGTGCAACAACAAAACATACAGATGCAAACGCAATCTAACGCTCAAGCTGCTCAAGCCGCCGCTCAAGCGGATGTTCAAAAACAACAAGCTATAACACAACAAAAATCTCAGTTGGCTCAAATTGAAAGCGAATTAGATATTAAAAAAATGGAAAGAGAGGCTGAGCTTAAAAAAGAATTGATGTTAAAAGAATTTGAATTAAATATGCAACTTAAAGATGCTGATTTAAATGTAATTAAAGATAAAGAGAAGTATAAAGAAGATAGGAAAGATGATAGAACAAAAATACAAGCTTCTCAACAGTCTGAATTAATAGATCAAAGAAAAAATGATAAGCCACCAAAAAACTTTGAATCCACTATGGGATTTGATAATTTAGGTGGATTTGGCACAGAACAATTTGAGCCAAGATAATAACTAAATAATAAAAAAATGAGTAAAGTAGCAAAAAATGATTGGACCGCTAGTATAAACGGTTCAGCGTATTCAACAGCAAGTTCAGCTGCAATAACACCAACTTCTGGAAATGTATGGATAGCAATAACAATCCTTACAGATACAGTCTTTGATAGTGCAAGCGGATTAGTTGCTGAAAGTGCGACAACGTATGTTAACACTGAAGGCATTGGGGCAGGAGCCGCAGGTTTAGTAGTTGATAGCGTAACATTCCCAAAAGGAGTAACAATTTATGGTCGTTGGACTGAAATTGATGTTGCTTCAGGAACTATTGTTGCATATCAAGGAATTTAAAGGTATACGTATTCTTGCCTTATTAAAAGAATACAAATAATTATATTATATTATGTCAGAAGAAACACAAGTAAAAATTGTAGAAGATGAAAATCCATCAACTGCAGAACAAGAAACCAAAGTGCTCAAAAAAATGGGTGCTGATATAGGTGAAGAATCTATTACTAAAGTAGATTTAAGACAAACTAAAGAAGAAACAGATGCCGTTCAAGAACAAAGCACAGATGATAGCCTGTCAAGCGGAAGCGACACGGATGAAAAAGCTGGGGAAGAAACCAAAGTGGAATTGCAAGAAGTACAGCAAGAAGAAAGCCAATTAGCTTTAGAAGAAGTAATTGACGAAGAAACCAAGGAAGAACCTAAAGAAGATCCTATAGAGGAACTTAAAGAAGAAATAGAAGAAGCTGTTCAAACATCACAAGATACAGCAACAGAATTACCAGAAAACATTCAAAAGGTTGTAGACTTTATGAATGATACTGGTGGAACGTTAGAAGATTATGTAAAAATTAATCAAGATTATTCTAACACAGATGATTCAACTTTATTATATCAATATTATAATCAAACTAAATCACATCTTACAAAAGATGAAATAGATTTTTTAATTGAAGATAATTTTTCATTTGATGATGAAATTGATGAACCAAGAGATATTAAGCGAAAACAACTCGCTTATAAAGAAGAGATTGCAAAAGCAAAAATTCATTTAGAAGGATTGAAAAGTAAATACTACGAAGAAGTCAAGTTGGGTTCTAAGTTAACTTCAGATCAACAAAAAGCAATTGAGTTTTTCAATACCTATAACACCGAACAATCAACACAGCAAGAAACGCGAAAAAAGCAGGCAGCCCATTTTAATAATGAATCTAAAAAAGTTTTTACAGATGAATTTAAAGGTTTTGAATTTAATGTTTCAGACAAAAAATATAGATTTAATGTTAAAGATAAAAAGCAAGTACAAGATAAGCACGCGAGTGTATTAAATGTTTTTGATAAGTATATTGACAACAATAATATGCTAAAAGACGCACCTGGTTATCACAAAGCTCTTTTTGTTGCGGACAATGCAGACGCAATTGCAAATCATTTTTATGAACAAGGTAAAACTGATGCTATAAAACAGTTAAATGCAGAATCCAAAAATATAAACATGGATCCTCGTCAAGCTGGCACAGTTGAAGCTGGAGGCTTAAAAGTAAGAGCAATTAGTGGTGATGATAGTTCAAAACTTAAAATTAAACTTAAAAAATAATAATTAAAAATTTCAATATAAAATGGCAGCAATAACTCCAACAGCCGGAGGCAGTCTAAATTCAACACCTGCACCGGCTAAACAGACTTTGTCTTCTAACTACCTATCTTTTACAGGTGGTTCTAATGACTGGTCTCAACAATACCTACCGGATTTATATGAGAAAGAAGTTGAAGTATTTGGAAACAGATCCGTAGCTTCTTTCCTAAGATTAGTAGGCGCTGAAATGCCTATGACTTCTGACCAAGTAGTTTGGTCTGAGCAAGGTAGATTACATTTACATTACAAAGGTGCAGCAGTAGCTAACACCGGTGTAATTACAATCGCATCAAGTGGCACACATGCCGTAAGAGTAGGGCAAACAATCGTATTAAGCGATAACCAAACTTCTCCTACAGTAATTAAGTGTTACATCTCTGCGGTTGCGTCCGACAACACAACATGTACTGCAATTCCTTATACAGGAGCTGCAACGGTTGGTGCAGTGTCTGGATTCGATACCACTGATGATAGTGCATCAAACACGTGTGACTTTTTCGTTTATGGTTCTGAATTTAAGAAAGGAACTTCAGGAATGTCTAACGCGGTACAGCCTTCTTTCGCTTCTTTAACTAACAAACCAATTATCATTAAAGATAAATATGAAGTATCAGGATCTGACGCTTCTCAAATTGGTTGGGTTGAAGTAACAGGTGAAAATGGACAATCTGGTTACCTATGGTATTTAAAAGCTGAAGGTGACACGAGACAAAGATTCGAGGATAACCTTGAAATGGCAATGATTGAGGGTGAACTAGCAGCAGCAGCTGGTGGCGTAGACTCACAACTTGGTACAGCTGGATCAGCTGATACTGCAGGTACACAGGGTCTTTTTGCAGCAATAACTGCAAGAGGTCACATTACCACTGGTATCGCAGGTACTTCAGCTACAGATGACTTAGGTTCGTTTGATAACATTCTTAAGAAATTTGATGCTCAAGGGGCGATCGAAGAAAATATGTTATTTATTAACAGAAACGTATCTTTAGCAATTGACGATATGCTTGCAACGCAAAATTCTTACGGTGCGGGTGGTACATCTTATGGTGTATTCTCAAATAGTGAAGATATGGCACTTAACTTAGGATTTTCTGGATTTAGAAGAGGTTCTTATGACTTCTATAAAACTGACTGGAAATACTTAAATGATGGCTCAACAAGAGGAATTATTGAAGACGACGTAAGAGGTGTAGTAGTACCGGCTGGTACATCTACTGTTTATGACCAAATTCTTGGTAAAAACATTAAAAGACCTTTCTTACACGTAAGATATAGAGCTTCTGAAGCTGATGACAGAAAGATGAAATCTTGGACAACTGGTTCAGTTGGTGGAAACATCACTTCTGACCTAGATGCGATGGAAGTTCATTACCTATCTGAAAGATGTCTAATTACACAAGGTGCAAACAACTTTATGTTATTGACTTCTTAATACTTTTTTACAGTAGAGCAGGGCGCGGTAACAGCGCCTTAGCTTTACTTTTTATTAACTTATATTATATTATATCATGAAAAAAAATAAATCTGCCCAAAGGGCACAAAGTGCTGTTAAATCAGCACCAATACAAGAAACATTTACAGAAGAAGTTGCTGTTAAAGAACTAGTGACTAAAAAAACTGTAAAAGAAATGCCATTACCAGAACCGAACTCTGGTTGGGCAATGAAAGATAGGTTATATGCACTCAAAGATGGATTATCCCCTTTGACATATACTATAAAAAGTTCCGGTATATTCTATTTTGATGAAGAAAAAGGATATGAAAGAGAGCTTAAATACACAACAAATCAAACAACAGCATTTGTTGATGAGTTTAAAGGAGATGCTAAATTAGAGCACATAACATTTGTTGATGGTACACTAAAAGTACCTAAAGCAAAACAAACATTACAAAAACTTTTATCATTATATCACCCTCAAAGGAATTCATTATTTTTTGAATTCGATCCAGAAACACAAGCTGAAGATGAGTTAGATATGATGGAATTAGAAATTGAAGCTTTAAATGCAGCAATGAGCATGGAAATTGACCAGATAGAGGCAATAGTGCGTACTGAAGCTGGAAATAAGGCATCTAAGATGACTTCTAAGGAACTTAGACGTGATTTGATTAATATTGCAAAGAGAGATCCTATTCTATTCTTAGAACTAGCGAATGACGAAAACATCAATATTAGGAATATGGGTATTAGAGCGGTTGAAGCTGGAATTATAAGCTTATCATCTGATCAAAGAACATTCACATGGGGAGCAACAAATAAAAAATTAGTTACGGTACCATACGAAGAAAATCCATACAGTGCATTAGCAGCGTTTTTCAAAACCGATGATGGAATTGAAATATACGATGCAATTGAAAAAAGACTTAAGTAAGTCGTAATTATAGTATAAGGCTACTGTAATTGTGGCCTTATATTATAATAATAAAAAAAATATGGCAATTAGCATAGATACAGTTTATCAAAGAGTACAAGCTATTCTTAACAAAGAAAATCGTGGATATATAACGCCACAAGAATTTAATTTATTCGCTAATCAAGCACAGCTTGAAATATTCGAACAGTATTTCTTTGACCTAAATCAATATGAAAGACTGCCAAAAAAAGATACTGAGTATAGCAACTTATCACAACTTACTAATGAAAAAATAAGTAAATTTAAAACCTCAGCAACACTTACATTTGAAAATGAATATTTTGAATTGCCAAGTAATTTACATAAGCTAGGCACGGTTATATACAACGGTACAACACCTGTTGAGCAAATAGATCAAAAAAATTTACTAGAATATACGCTTTCCCCTTTAACATCCCCAACAACAACAAATCCTGTTTTTATACAGAACATTAAAGGAGCATCTTCTACATGGAGCGTTGTAGTATCCCCTAATACCATAACATCTCTTATAACGGCATCCTATCTAAGAAAACCTAATAATGTTGAGTGGTCAGGAACAAGTGTTGCTGGAATACTTTTATTTAACTCTGGTAATTCTCAGGATTTTGAATTGCATGAATCAGATGAAGTAAAATTAGTAATTAAAATATTATTGTATGCAGGATTAAGTATAAAACAAGCTGATGTTGCACAATTAGCTGATGCAAAAGAAACTAAGCAAATACAACAAGAAAAATCTTAATAAATGGGACTAATAACACAAAGCGAAAGAGAATATTACGAAGGCGAACAGCTTTTTACAGGAGATGGGAGTGACACTACGTTTACATTAACGTTTACACCACTACCAACAGCTGAATCAAAATTTAGAGTTTTTCTTGATGGATTAGAAGTAGATGATGATTTGCATAGTTATAATTCCAGCACAGGGGTTATAACATTTACTACAGCCCCAGGCAATGGAGTAATAATAAAAGTATTATTAGAAAACCAAAATACAGGTAATTATAAATATATATCATTAGACAATATAGTAAACAACTTTATGGTATCTTATATAGGAGACGGTAAAATTATAGACAATGCGAGAAAGCTAGATGTATTATTCCACTGTAAAAGAGCAATACAAGAGTTTAGTTACGATATAACTAGAGTTGAAAAAATATTTGAAATAACAATACCTGCAAGCTTAACACTGCCGGTACCACAAGATTACGTTAATTATGTTAAATTAGCATGGGCAGATGACAATGGCCTTGAAAGACCAATATATCCTGCTCGTCAAACATCTAGACCATCTAAATCAGCATTACAGGATACAGATGCTACTTACTTATATGATAATGATAATTCTCTTTTATTAGCAGAGCCTGAAATTACTGAAAGCTTTAAAGGTATTGAAACAAATCCTTCACTTGGATCATCAAGTTCAAAAGATTATTTTGCACAGAATCCAACATACAGTGATAGTATAATAGGTTATGGTAGAAGATATGGTAGTAGTCCTGAAAATTTACAAATAAACGGTGTATTTATACACGATGAAGCAAACGGTAAATTTGGATTTAGCAGTAATCTTTCAGGCAAAAACTTATTATTGCATTATGTATCAGATGGGCTTGGAACTGATGCGGAAATGAAAATACATAAAATGGCAGAGGAAGCTGTTTATAAATATGTAGCGCATGCAATACTATCCACAAAAGCAGATATTCCTGAGTTTATTGTAAATAGATTTAAAAAAGATAGAAGAGCGGCAATGCGAAATGCTAAATTAAGATTATCAAATATTAAATTAAATGAGCTTTCTCAAATAATGAGAAACAAATCTAAACACTTAAAACATTAATTAAATGCCACAAATTAAAAGAACTTTTCTTCAAGGTAAAATGAATAAAGACCTTGATGAAAGACTTATACCTGAAGGTGAATACAGAGATGGATCTAATATACAAATTTCTATATCAGATGGTAGTAATGTGGGAAGTGTTCAAAACATATTAGGTAATACTGTAATAAGCTATATTGCTGGCACAAATTTAAAATGTATAGGTACCATAACAGATCATACAAATGATAAAATATATTGGTATATAAAAGGAACAAATTTTCAATGTATTGCTGAATACGATATAAATAATAATGCAGTAATACCTATATTAGTTGATTTAAGATCATCAACACAACAATTAAATTTTCCAGATAAAACAATAACAGCTATTCAAATATTAGAAGGAAAGCTAGTGTGGTCTGACAATAATTCTGAGCCTAAATTATTAGATATTAATGATTTTAGAACTGCTTCTGCAAATAATTTTGGATCTACTACTCAAATAGAAAATGATGATTTTAAAGAAGAGCATATAACATTAATAAAGAAAAAACCCAATAACGCACCTACTGTTGCAATAGAAGAAATAGAAGCTACCACTGATCTTGGTATATTTAATGAAAAATTTATTAGATTTGCATATAGGTTTAAATATAACAACGGCCAATATTCAGTTATGTCGCCTTTTACTGAAACTGTTTTTTATCCTCCTACAAACCATAATCATAAAGATTATCCTTTTACTTATAATGTTGATGAAGGATATAATGAAAAAATGGTTAATAGTATAAAACAAATTAAACTGTCTGGCTTTGAAACTGGTTATGATGTAGAATCTATTGATATAATATATTCAGAAGCGGGAAATGTAAATATATATATATATAAAACTATACCTTATGCTGATTTAAAATTAGCTAGCGGTTTAAATAATATAGTCACTATAAATAAAGAAAGTTTTTATGCTGTAATAAACCCAGAACAACTAGATAGACAATACGATAATATACCGTATAGAGCCAAAGCTATGAGTATTGTAGCCAACAGGATAGTAATGGGTAATTATAAAGATGGTATAGATTTAACAAACTATACTCCAGCTTTTAGTATATCGTTAGCAACAAGAAGAGCCGCTTTAGATTTAGATGGAAATGGTACTGCTACTGATTTTAATATGCGAAGCGTAAAGTCGGGTAGAACATATCAATTTGGTATAGTTTTTGAAGATGAATATGGTAGGCAAACACCTGTTGTATCAAATGGAACAGGTAGTATAGAGGTGGAATATGAAGATTTTATAAATCAAATTAGTGGGGGAGTAGCTATAACATCGGGAAAAAACTTTAGAGTAGCGATGACCGGTAGTGCTCCCTCAAACAATAGGATTAAAAGGTTTAAGTATTATATTAAAGAAACATCAACACGTGATGCTTCGATGAAGTTTCATAATGTTATTTGCCATCAAGTAGCACCGGCTTTAGTAGCAGGGCTAGTAGCAACTAAATCAGCTTTTTTAGTTGTTCCTTCAACAGAAATTAATAAAATACATGAAGGAGACTTTTTTGTTCTTAAAAAAGGATTAAATAGTGGCAAGCCTTTAGCTGGAATAGCAAACCCTAAAAAATATAGAGTAACTGCAAAAGAAGAGGATAAACCATTAGATTGTGATTATAACGGGGAAGCAGAAGGAAGATTCTTTTTAAAAGTAGCTGTTGACAATAGCTCAGATCTATTAATTGACGAATCTGTTGATAGTACAAATGGAAATTTAGTAATTATGCCTTGGTTAAATTCTTCACCGGGCCATGAATGGTACACAGTAGCGGCTGGCGATATAGACACAAGTGATGGGGATATTTATTTATTAGATTTATTAGCAGGTGGAACTAGATTTCAGTATTATTTAAAAAATGGTAATATTAGATATGTAATGACACCAAGTTACAGTGGCAGTTTAAATAAAGAAGCGCAAGGAGCTACTGCTACTATTCCTTGTGGCACAGAGTATGGGGTTTTAAAACAATTAAAAAATGATGTTAGTTTTAATTTAACAGATGGTGATTCTACAATAAAAGCAATTAGGTTTGATGTGGATAGTTTTGGAAAAGTAAAGAATTTTTACTTTTGTTATCTCGTATTTGGAGAAGATGTTGGAGAGCCTTTAATAATAGAAAAACTACCTGATGTTGAAGATAAAACAGATTTATACTGGGAAACCTCTGAGTCTTATCTTATAGCTGATTATACAAGTAATAAAGATTTAAGATACTGGAACTGTATTGATTTTGGTGATGGTGTTGAATCAGATACTATAAAAGATGATTTTAATAATGTTCCAATAACAAAAGGTGTTAGAGTAAATACTACTATAGCTAGAGAAAATTATCATTTAGTACAAAAAGAGCAAGAACATAAAAGTGGATTAATATACTCAGGTATATATAACTCAATAACAAGTGTAAACGATCTTAATCAATTTAGCACAGGTAAAAAAATATCAAAAGAATTAAATACAGAATATGGTAGTATACAAAGATTAGATACTAGAGACACTGACTTAGTAGCTTATTGTGAAGATAAAGTGCTTAAAATATTAGCAGACAAAAATGCTTTATATAATGCGGATGGTTCTACTAACTTAATGATTTCAAATAAAGTTTTAGGAAAAGCAATGCCCTATCTTGCTGATTACGGTATATCTCAAAATCCAGAATCTTTTGCGGAATTTGGTGGAGCATCTTATTTTGTAGATAAAGCTCGAAATGCTGTATTAAGATTAAGTCAAAATGGTATTGAAGATATATCAAGATATGGTATGACAAATTATTTTAGAGACAAATTAAATGAAAGTTATTCTGAAATAGTAGGAACATATGATTTGCATTCCAAACAATATATAATATCTTTTCCAAATTTAAATGGCACCCCTGGAGAAAGTGTGTCTTTTAAGGAAAATGTAAAAGGTTGGCCATCAAGGTTAACTTTTAATTTTGAAAATGGTGTGTCTATAAATGGTATTTTTTATACTTTTAAAGACGGGCAAATATGGAGACAACATAGCCCAGAGGGCGTTAGAAATAATTTTTATGGTCAAGATTATAATTCTGGTATTAAATTAATATTTCAAGATAATCCCTCTCAAATTAAAAATTTTTTAACATTAGGTTATGAGGGTACACAGGCTAAAACAGCAACTAAAAAAGGTTGGGTAGTAAATAGCGTTGTAACCAACGAGCAAGAAGGTAAAATAGTTGAATTTAAAGAAAAAGAAGGTAAATGGTATTCTCAAATATCTGGTATGCCAAGTAATTTAGAAAATTTGGATAGTAAAGAGTTTACAGTACAGGGTCTTGGAAATTTAGGTGAATTTAATAATACACAAGTAAGCCCAACTCCAACACCAACAAATACTCGTACTGCAACTCCAACGCCTACTCCAACTAATACGCCTACCCCCACTCCAACTCAAAATATTACTCCAACACCAACACCTACTAATACAGCTACAGCTACTCCAACGCCTACTAAATCTCCAACACCAACACCCACAATAAGTGTTACACCAACATCAACAGCCACAAAAACTCCAACCCCAACACCTACGGTAACTTCATCACCAACTCCAACTCCGGGGGTATCGGGATCACCGACGCCTACTCCAACCCCAACGCCTTCGTCTACTCCATCAGCAGGGGCTGATCCAACTCCAACCCCGACTCCTAGTCAATCATATGTAGTCGCTTTTTACGAATTAAAACAATGTGGTAGTAACCAAATAGGATTTAGAACATCAACAACAACACAAGCACAATCATATGCTGCAAATACAAGGTTACAAGATACGTCAAGCGGTTTGTACTATATTATAACAGGAGAATTAACGACATCAGGAGGTATTATAACAGCTAATGATACAGGACAAACAGGTTGTCCTCAACAAAGCGGTAGTGAGTTTTTTTATGGACTGCAAAAATGTGATGACAGTACTACCGGATTTAGAACTGAACAAACAACAGCTCAAATAACTTTTGCTGTAAATGATAGGGTTCAAGACGTTGCGGGAACAAACTATTTAGTTGTAAGCACAAATGTAAATGGTCCATCAGCAGTAAGTGCAGGTGCTATGACAGCAACAGGGTCTACAGGGTGTCCTGCCTTACCTACCCCAACTCCAACACAATCACCAGTTGCTACGCAAACGCCAACAACATTTTTTGCTACTATGATTACTTGTGATGATCCTGCTGGCGCAATATTAGGTGTGTCAGACAGCTCTGTAATACCTACTAGCTTAGTAATATACGATGGAACAGAATGTTATAGATTTTTAAATACTAATCAAAGACAGCCTAGTACGGATATAGATGATTCATCTTTTACTAAATTTAATAGTACCGCATCAGTGGGGCTTAATTGTGCGGCTTGCTTCGATAGTATATTTGGTGTAACACCAACGCCAACCCCATCAACAGCTCCTTCATGTCATGGTGTTAATTTATTTAGGACTAAAGCAAACCCTCAAAGTAGTTCATCAGCAGAATCAACATTATGTGGTACAGGCTCTGCAGCCGTACAAACATTTATAAACGCAACATCGTTAGCTTCGGCTACAGCTGTTTACACTTCGTCAGGCTGTTCAACATTTGAGTCAGGAACAAAATATTATTCTGAAATTCCAGGCACATATTATGTGTGGAATGGTAGTTCATTAAGTGGACCGTTTTCAGGATTAAATTGCCAGTAAAAAAATAAAAACAATTAAATTATATTAAATGAAAAATACAATCTTTGTTCAGATTGCGAGTTATCGTGATCCTGAATTATTACCAACATTAAGGGATTTAATTAAAAATTCCAAATACCCGCAGAATTTAAAAATATGTATAGCATGGCAACATGATATAAATGATAAGTGGGATAACCTTGATGAATTTAAAAACGATAAAAGATTTGAAATAATTGACATTAAGCACGACGAATCTGAAGGATGTTGTTGGGCTAGAAATTATATTCAACAAAAATACTCAGGAGAAAAATATACGTTGCAATTAGATTCTCATCATAGATTTGTAAAAAATTGGGATGAAAAATTAATAAAAATGTATAATAATCTAAAAAATAAGGGACATAATAAACCTTTAATTACTGGTTATATACCGTCATATGAGCCTAAAAATGATCCTAAAGGCAGAGCTAGTAAAGCTTGGGGTATGCAGTTTGACAGATTTACACCTGAGGGGGTAGTATTTTTTCTACCTTATTGGTTTGATAATAAGCTAAAAGAGCCTCTTCCGGCTAGGTTTTATTCAGCACATTTTACATTTACAACTGGGGATTTTTGTAAAGAAGTGCCACACGACCCAGATATGTATTTTCACGGAGAAGAAATATCTATAGCAGTAAGAGCTTTTACACATGGATACGACCTATTTCATTCTAACGAATTAATTGCGTGGCATGAGTACACAAGAGAGGGGCGTACAAAACACTGGGATGATCATAAAAATTGGACTGAAATAAATAAAGCTTCACACCTTAGAATGAGACAACTACTGGGGGTAGATGGGGAACATTGTGCTCCTTGCGTTAAAAATGCTTTTGGTGATTTTGGCCTAGGAAATAAAAGAACATTAGAAGAATACCAAGAATACGCTGGAATAAATTTTAAAACTAGAAACGTAAGAAAATCTACACTTGATAACAATATTCCTACGTTGGGTAAAAAAAATGAACCTTTTACTAAAAAATTTAAACATATAATTGATTTAAATTCTAACAATTTTAAATATGATGACTACACTTTTGCTGCTATTATATTAGAAGATAAAAATGGTAAATCATTATACAGAAAAGATGAAGATTCTTTTATGGATAAAATGAGTGAGAAAGTGGCTTTTCACATAGATGTTGAAGCCAACATTAGTAAACCTTACAAGTGGGTAGTGTGGGCATATTCTCAAAAGAATGAATGGGCAGAAAAATTAGAAGGAGTCTTATAATGAAAAAAATAACTTTAGTTACTGGATTTTGGGATATAGGCAGAAACAATCTTGAGGGGCATTGGAAAAGAAGTGAGCAATCTTATATAGATAAATTAAATAGTTTATTAAAAATTGGGCACAATTTTATAGTGTTTGGTGATGATGATTTAAAAAGTAAAATACCGGACAGTGAAAACATACAGTTTATACATAAAGATTTAAACTGGTTTAAAAATGATTTTTTTGATAGTATACAAAAAATTAGAACTGATAAAAATTGGTATAATCAATCTAGTTGGTTACCCGAATCCACGCAAGCGAAGCTCGAATACTACAATCCAGTAGTAATGTCTAAAATGATGCTTTTAAATGATGCTAGAATATTAGATAAGTTTGACAGCGATTACATGTTTTGGATTGATGCGGGCATATCTACTACTGTTCATTTAGGGTATTTTACTCACGATAATGTATTATCTAATATTGTAGAAAATTTAAATAATTTTTTATTTGTGTGTTTTCCGTATAAAGCAGAAAATGAAATTCATGGATTTTCGTACCCCGCAATAAATAAATATTGTAATAATGAAAATGTTGAGTATGTGGCTAGAGCAGGGTTTTTTGGAGGTAAGAAAAAAGATATTGAAAAAATATTTTTTAATTACTACAGGTTGTTAAGTAGAACACTATCTGATGGTTATATGGGAACAGAAGAAAGCATATTTAGTATTATGCTTTATAAACATAAAGATTTAATTGAAAAGTTTATAATAAACGAAGATGGTCTTTTAAGCACATTTTTTGAAGCAGCTAAAAATAAAAACATATTTAAAACTAGAATTGGTTTGTACGCAATAAGTTTTAATTCACCAAATCAATTTAAAAAACTATGTAAAAGCATAATTAAATATGATCCTGCTTTTATAAAAAATACTGAAAAGTATTTACTAAACAATTCTACTAAACCAGAGTTTAATAAAGACTATAATAAAATTTGTAAACAGTATGGATTTACAGAAATTAAAAAAAACAATATTGGAATATGCGGTGGAAGACAATTTATAGCTGAACATTTTGAAAAAGCTGAGTTGGATTATTATTATTTTTTTGAAGACGATATGTTGTTTTATGATGGAAAAGAAAATAAATGTGAAAATGGCTTTGTTAGAAAAGTAAAAAATATATTTAATAAAACAGTAAACATTATAAAATCTGAAAAACTAGATTTTTTAAAATTAAACTTTACTGAATTTTTTGGAAATAACTCAGAACAATGGGCTTGGCATAATTTACCTGAAAATAAAAGAATTGAATATTTTGGTGATTTACCTCATAAACCTTTTGTTTCTTATAATAACATTAAATCTTATAAAAAACTAGCATATGCTACAGGGGAGGTTTATTATTGTAATTGGCCTCAAATAGTTTCAAAAAAAGGTAATAAAGAAATGTTTATAAAAAAACCTTTTGAGCACCCATTTGAACAAACATGGATGTCTGATATATACCAAAAATATAAAAAAAATATAATTAAGTCCGCAGTGCTACTGGCTTCACCTACAGAGCATAATAGATTTGAGCATTATGAAAAAGAGGAAAGAAAAGAAAATTAATAATAGTATAATTAACGTAATAATAACAATATGAGTTCAATAACATTAAACGCTTCATTTGATAAAAATGTATCATTACAAATAAATGATGTTATATATTATCAAAATGTTGCAGGTGGAACCAAAAGAATAGGTCCTTTGATTTCAAAATCAAACACTACTATTACATGCACCGTAGATGGCGATGTTAGTAGCCTTAACAATGGTAATTTTTTGTTTTTTGTTAAAGAAAACGAAATTAACACTTCTAGTTTAATAGGCTATTTTGCAGAAATAGATTTTACAAACGATTCACGGGAATATGCAGAGTTATTTGCTGTAAATTCAGAAATTTCAATAAGTAGTAATTAAAAAATAAAAAACATGGCAGCAGGAACAGCAGCAAAAATAGCAATCAAAGCATTACCCGGGGTAATTAAAGGTATCGGAGGTTTATTTGGAGCAAAGGGAGCACAGTCAAGAGTTTCAAGCGCGCAGGGAAAATATGATAATGCAATGCAAACATTTGAGGGGTTTGAATTTGAAAACCCATATGCTAAACTTGATAACAAAATGGACAATATTGAACTTGCAACTCAGTCAGCAGAATTAGAATATCAAGAACAGCAAGCTACATTAGCCCAAACGCTAGATGCTCTCCGTGGTGGCGGGGGTGGAACGGGAACCGCGGCTGTTGCGCAAGCAGTTGCAAGACAACAAATGGCGGGTCAGCAAAGAATATCAGCAAAGTTAGAACAGCAAGAAATGCAAAACGAATTGAGGTCTAGACAAGCGGCTATGCAATTACAGCAACTTGAAGCACAAGGAGCAATGAAAGTGCAAGGAATGGAATTTGACAGACAGTCTACTATAGTAGGTATGAGACAACAAGAATTAGCAGGGGCTTTAGAAGCGCAAGCTGAAAACAAAAGTTCTATGTTTGAAGGTCTTGGAAGTTTAGCTCTAGGAGGAGCAGCGGGCGGGTTGTTTGGTGATAAAGTTAAGGGTTTTATAGATAAAATAGGAGAATAATTATGGCAGCAGATAAAGGATTAATAGCGGGTGCAGCAGCATTAGCAAAAGCGCAATCAAAAGCGGGATCAGCCGCTGTAACAGGATTAGGAAAAGCGGCAAAAGATTTTTCAACAAATGTTGACTTAATACTTAAGGAACAAGCAAAACAAGACGAAGCGGCTAAAAAGCAAAAAGCAGCTGATTTAAAAAACATGGCTAGCCTTAATAAAAGTAACGCGTTAGTCCAAGGCGTGATTAGAGAGCAAGATAGAAAGCTTTTGCAAGGTGAGTATGAAACTCATTTTTCTTCTGGTTCAGCAGACATAAACAGCGGGGCGTGGAATGAGGGTGGTATGATAGATTTTCAAAACAGGGATAATTCATTGGGCTCTTTTGCTAAAAATATAAACGGAGTAGAAGCGGACTTTGCTGCAGGACAGGAGAGGCTTCAACTAGGGGTCCCAAGTGATGCTATTAGCATTGAAGATAGACGCTATAAAATATTCACGGGTTATGGAAATTCTGAGTACACATGGGAAGATAAAACGGATGGAAAAGGTAAAGGGTTACAAAATAAAATAAGAAATTTTGAAGGAATTGGGCAAGTAACCGATGAGGAAATTAAAGAAGCTATTGCATACGGTACACAAACAAAAAACGTTAAACAAATAACAGATTATTCTAATACAGTTCAACAAGGATTTGCAAGAGCAGACAGCGAATTTAAGGCTGAAAGTGTAATAACAAATATACTAAATCAAAACAGTACAAATGAGCAGATGGAAAATCTTTTAACAAATGTTTATGATAGCAGAGACAGTGGAACACCGTTAAACATAACTACTTTAAAAAATGAAGAAAAAGATTTAAATGATGAAAATGAATATAATAAGTATTTAAAAGATTTATTAAAAGGACAGTTAGAAATAGATAAAGCTTCGCATTATCAGGAACCGCCTGAAGATAAACCAGACGAAGTAGATGAGAGTAGAACATCTGCTACCAACACAGCTAATACTATGATAGGGCAATTAGGTAAAGGGGTTGAAGGTGTTACAAACTTTTTAACATCATTTTGGGAAGATCCTAGCCAAGGTGCTTCAAACACAAAAGTAACTAATAATGGAAACAATGTTAGAATAGTTACAGACCAAATTCAAAAAGTAAGTAAAACTACTGGATTACCAGAGTTTGAAGAAGATGGTAAAACACCTATATATATAGATGTAACAAGAAATTACAATCTTAAAGACACTCAAAGTTTATATAATTTTGTAAACCAAGTTATTAATAACAGTAATTTAAGTACAAAAGTTAAAAATATATTAAAAGAAAAACCTGCTTCATTCTGGGCTGCTTCTATTAATAATAACAATTAAATCATGGAAGAAATCTATTTAGGTAGTGACGGAAAGGAATATTCTGCTTCAGACCTTCAAGAATATGCGAGTCAATTAAATTTAGACTTTGAAGAATACCTTCAAAAATTCCAGTTCACATCGAAAACAAGTGAGCCGGGAAAGTTAAAACCTACAAGTCCGGGTGTGCCTGTAGAGACAATTGCAGCACCCGATATGGAATCCAGCTCGGAAGATACTTCTTTGGAGTCACCTCAAAGGGGTGAAAATTTTATTGATAAACCACCTGGAAAATATATAACATTAAATATAAATGGAAAACCTCAGGATCTTACTGAGGAAGCGTACAATAGGGAATACGCTGGTAATCAAGAATATCCTAATTCTTTTGACGAGTATGTATCTGAACTTCAAAAAAACCCTAAGTTTCAAAATTTAAAAATAAAAGATTTTCAACAACCTAATTTAGAAGGCGTAACTGTTGTTGGTGAAAAACCAACAGATGGGTATAATATTGATGTTGACCCTGTTAAAGTGGCAAAAGGGTTTGTAATGGGTGGTCCCGTAGGGCTTGTTGCTGGCGCTATTAGTGGAACCACAATTGAAAAAGATAAATCAATTGAAGAAAAAGTTGTTGAGTTCCAAGACGGTTTATTAAAAATTGATGAAGAGTCTGAAAAAGAAAAGATAGTAAAACAATATTTTAATTTAAGCACAAACGCTATATTTGGTATACCAGTTGCTAGAAACCCTGAATATTTTCCCCAAACAGAAGAAAGAAAAATACAAAAAACGCAACAAGGGAAAGACTATAATGAAAGAATGAAAGAAGAAGATTTACAAAAATCTTTAGGTGCTAGAAAATATGAACAGTGGAAAAAAATTACTGCTCAATTACAAAGTAATAATGAAGAGCTTACGTTAGAAAATATTGCTGAATCTTTTAATATAAATGAAGCTAAACAAACAGAAAAAGAAGGTGCTGAAATTAACAATATTGTATTCGAAGGAAAACAAAATTACGCAAGAAATTATATTACAAAAAATCTTACAGGACTAGGAGGGGATGTCGATAGTAGAGTGCAATACCTGCTTGATGGACTAGGAGAGGGTTTCAAAGATGAGTTAAATTTTCAAAAAAACAAAAGTCAGCAAGACCGTATAGACTTTGAAAAAAACTTTGGTAGACCATTGGTAAGAACAGAAGTAATAGACGGGAGAAAATATGAACCCGAAGGTGTTACTAGCACATTTAAAAATGTGTTCGAAAATACAATTAAAAAATTAGAAAATAATAAAGATTCTCTTACGGCCACGACTAAAAGACTTGAGGGAAAATTTAAAGAGATGAATTATGTTCAAGAAAAATATGGGGACAAAATAAAAATAGCTCAGGAAAATGGCGACTATGAGCAAGTAGAAAGGTTAAAACAAAACCCAGAATTATTGGCTTCAAATGAAACTTTAATTAGTTTACAAGAAGAAGGCAAGGTAGTATTGGCTAGGTGGCAGGAAGCTATGGATATATATGAAAAAATACCAGATAGTCAGGCGGCTCTAAACCAACTGAGCAAAAATTATAATTTATTTGATAGATTTTTACATAAAAATGAACAAGCTTTTTTAGGTAGCGCTGCAATGTATCTTGGTAAATCTGCTGAGTGGTCTGGTAATTTATTAAATTTAATTCCAGGTGTTAATATTGAATCTAATGGGGATTTAGCAAAAGCCGCAACAGATTATAACAAAGCACTTCAAATTAAAGATGAAAAACAATTTCCTAAAGCATTAAATGTATTTCAAGAAGACTTAGGCTGGTATTCTGTAACAGAAGCACTTGTAAACAATTCTCCTTCAATAATAGCTTTAGCTCTTTTTAGAGGTGGTGGAAGCACAAAAGGGCTTAATAGAACTAGAGAAAAATTGAAAAATTTTGGCAAAGTTTCTAATTTACCAAGCGGAAATACTACAGCGCTTAATAGAGCTTTTGCTGGTCCTATGGCTGCATTTTTTACAATGGAAGCTGGTGGACAAGCATCTAATCTTGAAATTAGTCAAAGAGAGGCGCAACAAAATATTAATTTTTTAAAAGCACAACTTGAATCTACTGAGGGGGAGTTTGAGAAAAATGAAATAATTCAAGAAATATCAAATCAAGAAAATATATTAAATTTAGAAGAATGGCAAAAAGCTCTTAATGTTAATTCTTACGGTGCAATTGCAACACTTGCGGAGAGATTTGGTACTTTAAGATCTATGCAAAGGTTTAGTAGAATGTCACGAGCAGTTGGTCTTAATAATTTTAGAAAACTAACCGGAGAGCACATGGGTAAAGTTATATCAGAAGGCATTGGTACAATAAAAGGGCTAGGGACTGGTGTCGGTATTGAAATATTAGAAGAAACATTTACTCAAATAGGACATAACTATTTAGATAATACAATAGGCATAAATAAAAGTCTTTTAGAAGGAACAGATCCTGAGTTTTTTAAAAATGTTGCAATTATATCTATGGCAATATTAGGGCCATCAGTGTCTACTAATATTTATAATTCCGTATCTAGCACGCTAAAAACTCAAGCTGAACAACAAAAAAATAGACAATTAGAAGAAGAGCTGGTTAATATACAATTAAGGCTTAACAAGATTGATGGTAGAACAACAGAGGGCAGAAGGTTAAAAAAAGAAAGAGACGAAAAAATGAAAGAGTCAGCGTTCTTCCAAATGGTATCATTAGGGGGAAAAGCTGATATGTCAAAAGAAGACCATTTAGCTGCGTTTGATATTGAAGCTGAAAAAAATAGAAGATTGCAAGAAGCGTATGATGCAGGGTTAGATGCTTTATCTATTGATGGTGCTGTAGATAATTACAGTAGAAATAGAATGAAATACCTTAAAGATGATATTGCTGAATTAGATAAACGAAAAGAAGAAATCTTTAAAAATTATAATGATGAATACTTAACGCGTATAGCAAAAGATGACAAAGAAGGTTCAGAACAAAGAGGACAAAGACTTTTTAATCTTGGAATGTATAATTTTTCTAAAAGCTTATTAAAAGCAACCGATGGTGTTAATGTTAACACAATAACTACTCCTGCTGACTTATTAGAGTTTGAAAGTAAATTAAAAAGAAAAGACTATCTTGCTTTAGAAGAGGCACTGCAAGGTGGATTAGTAACCGCTTCCCATGTTGGCAATGAAATATTTATATTCGAAGATAATTATTTTAAAAACCAAGCAAATGAAAAATTAAGTAAAACAGAGCGTGAGGTAGCGAGTGTAGCTGCTTTGCATGAACTTGGCCACATACAAGCTAAAAATGCTGGTATAATAAAAGACGATAAATTAGTAGGTGATGCTAGATCTGTTATAACTGGTATAATAGCAGATGTTAAAAGTAGATATGAATCTGGCAGATTATCAAAAGAACAATACAATACATTTAATGCAAGAATTGAAGGGTATAGAATAAAAGGAGAATATAAGCATACAGATGGTAGAACAGTTGCTGGTAAAGAAATTAACGGTGTTGATGTTGATGAGTTAATACAATTAGTTGCAGATTTTAAAACGTTAGGTATACTTCCAAAAAGTAGTTTTAATAATTTATATAGTTTAAAAGCATTTATTAATAACTTTTTATCATTAAAAAACAAAAGTTCTTTAGCGTTTAAAATAAATACAGCTGAAGATGTAAATGGTTTTATTAATAGTTGGCAAGGTAAAGCGGCATCCGCAACAAGTGTACAACAAATTGATAAAGAAGAAGAGGTTAAATTTTCTAAAACTTTATTTGAAACAATAGATAGTTTTATACCAAAAAATATTAAAACTAAAGCGGAATATGATGTATTTACTCGTTCACCAGAAGGAGTAAAAATATTTAATTCTATATATACAGGGGCCATTGCTGCAAATATAAGAAAAGATCGTTCGTTTCAAGAAGCTGAAAAAGTAATTCAAAGTGTTGTAACAAGAGTATTAGGATTTAATCCTGAACAAGTTAGAAAAGACGGCACTGTTGTTGGTAGAGAAGGCTTTGTTGAAAGAGTAATGTCGGATACAAGGTTTGCTACATTAGACGCTAAAGAAGCTTTAGCTATAGAAAGTAAAAAAAGAAAAAAAGAAGATAATCTTGATGAAAGCGCAGCTGCTGAAAGATCAACAATGCAATTAGCTGATGAGTCTACATCAATAGAATTTGAGTTAGACAATAAAAAGAAAGAAGATGATAAGCCAATATTTTCAGATGCTTTAGAATTATCTGAAGACACTAAACAAGAAATTGTAGTAGCCACGGCTAAATCGTTTCCTTTAGTTGAAAAAGGCGTTGACAAAACTTATTATATTACTAAAAAAGAAACCGGAAAAGTAATTACTGTTACTAAAGAGCAATATAAAAAATTAAAAGAAAATAAAAACTATGAAAACCCTCGTGTTGAATCTAAAATAACTAATTATAAATCGTATAAACAGGGTTTACAAAAATTATCTTATATACAATTAAAACCCACGATTAATAAACTTGTTAAAACCATGGGATTTGAAAAGTTTGTTAATAAATATTTTGACGTTATATACAACAAGTTGCCTCAATCAGTAATAAATAAAAGATATTCTACTGACAAGCTTAGCTCATCTACCTTTATAGGTAAAAAAACAGGTAGAGAAACTATTGGTGCTGGTAAAGCTATAACGGAAAAAGTAAAAGTTAATAAAACAGATTTTATAAATTATTTTGTAAATAGAGAAATGTTATCTCAAACTAGAAGCGATAGACAAACTGGTTTAATAGAGGTTATAACTAATGAGTTAAGTGCGGATGTTGCAGTAGATATAATAGAGGGTAATATAGAAGTCAAAGACAAAGGTAAAGAACTAGATGTATTAGCTTTAATGGATGTGTCTGGCTTCCAATTAGAAAATACTTTTTATGATAAATTAGAAAAAGCATTGGAAAGAGACAATCTTAGCATTGCGGTATTAGATGATAAAAATCAGAAATCTAGTAATATTAAATTTAGTAAAACAATTGGAGTGGCTAGAGAGCAAGGCATGAATGAGCAGGATCTTTATAAGTTTGTAAAATTAGCAAAAGCCAGCAAGGACAAAGCGCTAAGAAAAAACCCTGAACTAATGCAAGCTTTTCAAGATGATATACAAGAAACGTCATGGAAAGGTTATGAGCAAAGAGGGTTTTTAAACTTTGTACTGGCTAATAAAGACAATCCTGAAATAACTATTGACCAAAAAGAAATAACAGCAGAAAGCAATACTAAAATTGATTTAAGGTTTGAGTGGAAAGGTCAAAAGCTTGGAATGGAAATTAAAAAAGGAATTAAAGGTGCTGCTAGATATAATGGGGGAAGAGCAAGGGGTACTACCTTAAACAACTTAACCACTGAGTATGATTACATTAATGAAATAATTAAAAGTAAAAAATTTAAAAGTACTGTTGGTAAAGCATTAAAAAAATGGCAAGAAGAGCTTCAGGAATTATCTGGTAAAAAAATACAGTTTTTTAAAGATACAAATGGGGTAATCTCTGGAACCACTGATTTTGTTTCAAGAGAAGTACACAAGCAGATGAAGGAAAGTGGTTTACAGCAGGCTGTATCAGGTGGATTTAGGTTTCCTATTGATATGAAACACATTAGATCTCATTCTATTAATATGGACAAAAATGGGTATAAGGGTGCGTACATGTTAATCAATACTGAAGGATTTTCATTAGCAAATGATCAATTAAATACGTCAGCTCCTTTATTAGAGGGGGAAGCTTATATTGAATTTAAAATTAAGTGGGACCCTAAAAAAGCAAGTGGTGAGACTAGATCGGAATCCAGTGAGGGTAATTATGCTTTTGCTTTTGAAGCGAGAATTGAAAGCTTAAAAAACAAGGGAATACCATTAGCATCTTTAAATGATTACGAAAAAGCGTTTGAAAGATCAATTTCTCAAAAAGAAATATTAGAAACGTTCAACAATATAATTGAAAAAACAAAAGGAGTGCCAGCCAACCAGGATATAACTCCTACAGAAATGTTAGCTTTTGAAAGAAAAAATAAACAATTACAAATATGGATCCCCAGCGCCGCTGAAGATTTAAGAGGTCTAATATACAGGTTAGTAAGAAAAGGTAAATTAGGTGATCAAGATTTAAAGTTTTATGATGAAGTATTATTTAAACCTTTAGCGCATGCTTACGCTGAGTTTGAAAATGATAAGAACGAATCTATGAATACAATATCTAAAATACGTAAAGCAATTAAAGCTATAGGTGTTGATTTACAAGCAGAAGCTTTTGACGGCATTACAAATGGGCAAGCAATAAGATTACATTTATGGAATACAAGAGGATATATTAAAGACAATAAATTAAAAGGGGTTGATGCTATAAGTGATAAATTAGGAGCTAAAGCAACCAATCACGTAAGATCTTTAAAAGGTATAGAGCTGTTGGATTTAATTGCTGATATTGAAGGTATATACCAAAAAACTGGTAGAAATTATCCAGAGCCTAAAAAACAATGGAGATCACAAACAATATTATTTGACTTTTTAGAATTCCAAAACGAGGATAGGCGAAAAGAAATTTTTGCAGGATTTGTTAATAACATGGAAACTTTATTTGGTAAATTAAAAAATGGCAAATTGGAAGGGCCACAAGCAATGAGGTTAAGAGCTGCTGTGGGAAATCAATGGATGATTGCCATGTCTGATATGGTAAGAAGACTTAAATCTGGTAGAAACAGAATACCCAGTAAGGACCCATATATAGATGCAATGTTAGATTGGACTAACGCTTCAGTTGGTACCACTATGTTTATAAACTCTAGATCTGCTTTGCTACAGACTATTTCAAATCTTAATTTTATAAATGGTACTGATAATAATGTTTTAAGAGTAGGTGCAGCTTATTTAAATGCACCACAATTTGTAGAAGATTTTTTATATATTTTAAATTCTCCTTTTCTACAACAAAGAAGAGCTGGGCTTAAAATAGATGTTAATCTTGACGAACTGAGTCAAGCTGTAGATGGTTATGGAAAAACTGGTAAAGCTCAAGCGTTAATTTCGGCTATACTTAAAAAAGGGTTTATGCCTACGCAATTTGCAGATAGTTTTGCTATTGCTTTTGGAGGTGCTCCGTTCTTAAGGAATAGAACAAAAACGTATATTAAAGAGGGGCTTACAAAAGAAGAAGCTTTTGAAAAAGCATTTCTTGATATGAAGGAAACTTCTGATATGTCACAGCAATCATCTAGACCGGATAAAGTATCTATGCAACAAGCTAGTAGTCTTGGTAAATTAATTTTATCTTTTCAAAATTACCCTATGCAAGCGGCTAGACTGCAAAAAAGAGCAGCACAAGATTTTTTTGCTGGTAGAGGTGATAAAATAAGTCATTTTAGAAAAATAATATATTATGGTGTGGTACAAAACGCTGCGTTCCATATGTTACAAAAAGCAGCATTTGCTGTTTTATTTAATGATGAAGGCATAGAAGATGAAGAAGAAGAAAAAAGACTTTGGTCTGTACTAAACGGGATGGCTGACAGTATGCTAGCTGGTTCTGGGTTTGCCGGTATGGGTATGGCAATGATGAAAAATGTAACTTTAGAATTAATTGATGAATTTAGTAGTGATAGACCAGCAGATACAAGAGAAGCTTTAGTAAAAGCAACTTCATTTTCACCTGCAATAAACGCTAAATTTAGAAAGTTTGACCAAGCTTTAAAAAGGTGGGAGTATAAAGACACGTATGAAGATTTAGAAAAGTTTAGTTTAAAAAACCCTATACTTAAAAGCACAACAGAATTTATAGAATTTTCTACTAATTTTCCATCATCAAGGATAATATCGAAATTAGAAAATGTTGAAGCTGCTTTAGACGCTGAATCGCAATGGTATGAAAAAGTTTTTCTTATGATGGGTTGGAATAAATACAGCTTATTTATGGAAGACTGGCAGATGCCGGATATTACACCAATAACTCCTCCAAAAATAAAATCAAGAGTTCAGGCCCCTAAAATTAAAGGGCCAAAAATTAAAAAACCTAAAATAAATTAATTATGCCAAAAGACGCTTGTTATAAAAAAGTAGTATGGAAAAGATAAGTAAACATATATCATACAGAGAAGCTACTAAATCTAATACAGCGATGAGATTAGATATAGATAATACACCAGGGCTTTATGAGATAACTAATATGAATGGGGTAGCACATAATATATTTGAACCATTAAGAGAATGGGTTGGTGGACCAATAAAAATTAATTCTTTTTATAGATCTGTTGCTTTGAATAAAGCTATAGGTGGAAGTTCTAGATCACAGCACTGTGAGGGTAGAGCTATGGACATTGATGATACATTTAGATATAAGACCAATGCTGAGATGTATGAATACATAAAAGAAAACTTAAATTTTGATCAAATGATTTGGGAATTTGGTACAGATAAAAACCCTGATTGGGTACATATAAGTTATGTATCTGAAGAACAAAATAGAAATAGATGTTTAAAAGCCACAAGAGTCAATGGAAAAGCAATGTATAGCATTATATAAAAGACTTTTATTAGCTTTACTTGTTTTAACATTTGTTTCGTGTTACACTATAAAATCTACAGTTGTAAATAAGTTAGATAAAACTTGGCCTTGGAATACTATAAAATACAAAGGGAACCCAAACTTAGATTCCCTTCATATTTATAAACAAAACAAAACTAACCATCGCAACTTAAGCAATCTGGATTCATTGCCTCCGCTGCAATATCGCCTCTGAGAACACTCTCTGTTCTCGTGTAGTATAAAGTTTTAATTCCTCGCTTCCAAGCTTCCATATGAACTCTATTAATCCATCTAGGTTCTGCTTGTGATGGAAACGCAAGATTCAAACTTACAGACTGATCAATATAAGTTTGTCTTATACCCGCCTGATTAACTAATTCTAGTTGATTTATTTCCTTAAACGTTTTGAAAACATTTTTAACCGGCTCGCCAACTTCTTCCTGAGTAAGCTTGCCATTAGTATCGTAATAGTAACCATTTAATTCTTTTATTCCTTGCACAGATCCTTTGTCTTTTAATACTTTATCCCAAGTTTTCTGTGTGTTTATATTTAATTTTCTGAATATTTTTTCTAATTCTCTATTCTTTCTTATAAATGTACCTTTAGCAGATTGCTCTGTAAATACATTAGCAGCCCAGGGTTCAATTCCTGGTGATACATTACCAGACAATTTACTGTTTGATACTGTTGGTGCAACAGCTCTTAAGTGTGTATTACGCATTCCTGTACCTACACACCATAATGGTTCACCATATACGTCAGCTAGATCTCTACTTGCTCTTTCAGTTTCCAGTTTTAGCTGTGAAAATATTTCTCTTGTTTTATACTGTGCAATCAATCCTTCAAAAGCAATTCCTTTCTGTTGTAATAAAGTATGCCAACCTAATACACCTAAACCTAATGCTCTTCCTTTTTCAGCAGATCTAACTGCATTACCAAATCCACGCATATTCTTAGCTCTTTGTATAAACTCTTCTAATACTCCATCTAAAAACCAAGTGGCATAATAAATCAAATCACTATTTTTCCATTCATCATACTTAGCTAAATTAACAGAAGATAAGCAACATACAAAAGAATGTGATTCATCTGTATGTAGTGTAATCTCAGAACATATATTAGTCATATGAACTTTTAAACTGTTATCTTTATATGCTTTAGGATTATTTTTATTAGTATTACCTTTAAACATTATATAAGGTTCACCTGTAGCTTTTCTTTTCTGTAGTAGTCTACTCCATTTCTTTCTTGCCTCTGCTTGCCCTTCTTCGAGTCTTCTCATAAACTTATCACCTATTACAGTACATTGATGTAAATTTAATGACTGTCTATTAACATCACCTTTGGGCTCTCTAATTTCTAACCAATCTAAAAAATCTGGGTGATCAATATTTATATTAACAGACGCAGCACCTCTTCTAACTGATCCTTGATTTGTGGCAAGTATAGTTGAGTCATATACTTTACAGAATGGCACAACACCATCTGATGTTCCATTACCAGCTATAATAGACCCTGCTGGTCTAATCATGTTAACACCAATACCCACACCACCACCGTGCTTTGCAAGCAACATCATTTCAAGATTCTTATTACCTATATCCATAATGCTATCAGCTACATCAATACCAAAACAACTAATAGGTAAACCTCTATCGGTTCCAGTATTAGATAAAACAGGTGAAGCTAAACAAAGCCATCCTTTCCAAATATAATCAAAAAACTTATCTGCTAATTCTGGTTTATATAACCTTCTAGCAACAGCTTTAGAAACTCTCATATAAGCGTCTCTAGGCGATTCACCTTGTAATAGATAACCACCTGAAATAGTCTTCTTATATACGTCTGTATCGCCCCACACAGGGTAATCCTCGCCTTTCTTCCAGTCGTTATTCCACATCTTCTTTATTTTCTTTTAATTCTTCAGTTAATTTTGTTATTGCTTTTTTATATCCGGGTAATCTTTTTACAGTTTCTAATGTACCTACAGATAAATCTCTAAGATTATTTAGTTCCTGAAGAACACCTTGCATCAATCCTCCAAGCTGTTCTATTTTTCTTTTCATTATAATTAATTCTGATTCTTTCATAATTTAATTTTAATTAATTCCACAAGATGTAGCTATTAAATAAACTACTTCTTCTTTACACTGTTCGTTTTCTACAAATGTTCCACATTTTTCAATAGCGTAAGCTTGTATCAATTTTATATCACACTCAACTTCGACATTTTGTTTAGTGCAACCTATAAATGTTAGTATTAATATACTACCAAATATCCTCAAAATCTTCTCCTTCATTTGCTTTAGAATAGTCAGTAGGTCTAATAGCAAAAAAATCGGTATGAGTAACACCCCCAGTAAGATGATAAAACCAATCCAAAGCATTAGCTTTGTTCTCGTTATACCTAAAATGTTGTGAAGATTTGTTATAGCCAAGTTCTGTAATTTTTTCATTAGCTCTTTTTTTAATAAATTCTTTTAAATCATCTTTCTTTAAATTCTCTATATCGCCTTGTTCAAACATTTTATCGATATATTTTAATTCAAGGTCAACCATTATATCGGCTGCCTCTAATACATGGTTTTTACATTCTTTTTTTAAGCCTGGTGTTTCTTCACACATATGTCTAAACAATTGACAACCCATCTTTGAATGTAATGATTCATCTCTTACTGACCATTTCATTTGCTGGCCAACACCCTTAAGTAGGTTTCTAAGCTGAAAGCTATATAGAACAGCAAAAGCAGAATATAACGAAACACCTTCAGCGAAAGCGCTAAACACTGCCAAACTTTTGGCAATACCAATTTTATTTTTTCCTTCATAACTAACTAAATTTTCAAATCTATTTGCGGTAGCAGGCTCGTGTAAGAAAGCTTCAAAGTCTTCAAGACCTAAAGTTTCATTTAAATACGAATAAGCTACAGCGTGAATAGTTTCTTGTGATCCAAACATCATAGCCATTTGTTGTATTTCATGTTTAGGAAACCACGCAACTACTTTTTGTGTCCAGTAATCTGACACCGCACATTCTGTTTGTGCAAATCCTAATAATATATTACCTACTAAATGTTTTTCAGAAGGCGTTAATCTCTCATTCCAGTCTTTTACGTCACCACTCATTGGTATTTCCGTGTGCAACCAAAACGCTTGTGCTTGTTTTAACCAGCCCTCAGTGTAGTACTCTGGGTACTCAAAAGGCTTGTAAGCTACTCTATTGTCAAATAATCCCATATTAATCTTCTATTTCTTGTTTAACTATTTCTAAAGCAATATCTATAAACGGTAGATATAATACATGCGACACCACCTCTTCTAGATCGTATGATCTAATCCCTATTAATATTCCAGGATATAAACCTATTGATATTCTCCAAACTCTATTCATGTACTTTTATATTAAATTTATCATGAATTTCAATTAATTCGTTCCATCTTAAAAACCCCCTATTACTAGCCCATTTAATATGCTTTTCAATTTGACGTTCTTTATATTTTAACCTAGCTACTTTCTTTTGTTTTTCAGAATTTCTATTACTCTGTCGCATTCTTTATGATTTTGTGGTTTAAAAAGTATATAACTTGGGAACTGCTCAGTAACTAATTTTTTAAATAACTTCCACCTAATAGGAAATGATTCATTAGGCCTACCTTTAGTTTCAATTATAAAATCATCACCTATAAAGTCAGGTGTGTATTTTATTGGCAGTATTCTTTTTTCTCCTCTGTTTATAAATTCCCCCTTTGAGTTAGCTTGTCTTTCATAAACTTCATTTTCAAAATGAAATCCATTTAATAGTACAAAAGTTTCACCTTCGTATTTAGCTTTAATCTTTGCTTTCTGTAAAGCCATATACATATACTTCTCCAGCCCTGATGCAAAGTTATGCCCCTCATAACTAATTTTTTTAGACTGGACTGGCCCCTTTTTTTTCCTACCAGGGGCTTTCTTCCTTTTATAAAACATTATTCTTTTGCTTTAAGATCTCTTAAATAACATTCTTCTATTTCACTTTTTAATACCTGTCTTGTTTTTTCTATATAGTTGACAGCATCCATTAATTCTTCCTGTATATGTTGAAGCCATGTATCTAAGGTTTGGTCATCTTTATGTAAAGTAACACCGTACTTTTTATAACCTACATCAGATCTGTTAATAAACTTTTTTACTACTGATTCTATAATCTTATCTCTTATTTCCATATTAGTCTTTTACAAATGTTCCGTTTACCATTCTCCCAGTTCTACCAGAAATCTCATCATAAGCAAACTGCATACAAGTTTCAATTGAAACACCGTTGAGCTCGGCGAGATTAGTAAGAACAACAACGCTATCACCAATAGCATCGATAATACCTTCTTTATCATTGTTAAGAAGGGATTGCGATAATTCCCCTGTTTCTTCATATAATTTTATTAATTGTGTTTTAGGATCTCCTTTATCTAAGATACCTTTTTCTTTAGCCCATTGTCTTATTAAGTCAAATATTTCTACATTGTTATGAGCAGGCTTTGCTAAAAATGCTTCATAAAAAGCTTTGTTATAAATGTAAGTTCTGGTATCGTCATACATAGACTTGTATGAGTTAGCCACCATCCATTCAATTGCTTCTGTTGTTATTTCAAATTCACCTAAAGGCGTTTGCCATTTTACCCCTATGTTTTTGTTTAGTATAGATTTAAGTTTAGACTTTTTGCAAGGGAAAGTCGAGGTTTGTTCTGTTGCATTTATTTTCATTTTTTTATTTACTAAATTTTTATATAATGTTCTATCAACTTTATACCCATAAAACTTTTGAAGCTCTATTTCTCGCTTTGATATGTAATTAATATCAGACGAAGAATCTAGAACTTCATACTCTCCAAGCTTATAGCCTTGCACAAGCGTAACTCTATTATTTAAATCACGTGTTACGCCGATTTTTTTATTAGGTATGTGGTAAATATAATATATTTCTTCCATATTGTTTTATTTTCCTACAGATAATTCTGCTTTAATTATAGGACTGTGGTTATATCCTTCTAATGTTATAGTATCTTTATTAGGAATGAATACAAAATCATTTGCACCTTCTCTTAATTTAATACCACCCCAACTCATTTTAAGTTTAGGTAAATCGTATTGCTTTGCGGCAATATACTCTTCAGCTTGTTCTAAATGATTATTATATAAATGACAATCACCTAAGCTAGCAATAAGAGTTCCGGGTTTATAACCAGCTCCTTCTGCTATCATTTCTAATAACAAGCCATACATAGTTATATCATATGGTAATCCAAGAAATACATCTGCACTTCTTTGTTGCCACATTAAGTCCAGTTTACCATCGTTATAAAATAACTGGAAGTTATAATGACAAGGAGGGAGTACCATATCGTGAAGATCATGAACGTTCCAAGCGGAAACCATGAGTCGTCTACTGGTGGGATTTTCCCTAAGCTCCTGTAGCACCATTTGTAATTGATCAATGCCATTAGCATGGCGCCACTGGTGACCGTATACGGGACCAAGTTTTCTATCAGTCCTACCAGATCTTTGATAATCAGGAATCCAATACTTGACACCGTTATCAATAAGATAATCCAAGTCGCTTCGACCTTCGACAATCCAAAATAATTCTGTTTTTGCATGATTAAATATAATTTTCTTTTTAGTTAATATAGGGAATCCGGCTTTCATGTCATGATACAACATTCTACCGAACACAGCTCTTGTACCTGTCCCTGTTCTATCTGCTTTAGGTTTACCTCCATGTAATATACCGGATATTAAACCTGTGTATTCAGTTTCTATATTTGTCATAATAGTATATACATGTTTTATACATCATTTTCTTACATTCATTAGCGCCATAAGATTCTGGCGACAAGTTAGGTTTTTCACCTTTCTTATATGGCCCAATAATAATTGATATGTGCCATTCTTTAGGAGCAGCACCTGTGGAAATTGGAGAGTAAGAAATTCTTATATTATTTTTAATACAAAAATCATTTGCCGCTCTTTCTTTAACTGTAGGAAAGTAAGTACCCATGATACTTTTCTTTCTCTTCCTACCTATATCCATTGCACTTATTGTTCCTGCCATATTATCTTTTTATTATCGTATTTGTTACGTACTACTCCCAAGGCATTATAGTGTTTTCTGGTATAGGTTCTGAATGCGGTATATAACAACCAGATTTAGGTTCCCAAGTGAAGAAACATTCAGCACCATTTTCACCTAAATTTTGAAACTTAACTTTTAACACTTTAACCTTTGTTGTTTTCTTTTCATAGTCTCTATGAACTAATAAACCATGATAACTAGCATCATACCATTCACCTCCACCTTTAATATTATACATTGTAGGCTCTTCAATTTTACCGTTTGAATCCTTATACATTTTAGTTGGGTGGGCAACTATAACAACTAATACATCATATTTTTTAGCAAACATTTCAATCTTAGTTAAATATTCTAATGTATAAACATTAACATCACCGTTATTGGTGTTTAAATCTCTTACTTTATTAAATGGATCTATAACTAAACATTTAATACCTTTGCGTTTTACAAGTTCACCACCTTTTTTTAATACTGAATCTAATGTATAACGCTCCATATCGATAAAATAAAAGTTATCGTTTATATATTCTGTTGTTTGTTCCCATTTATCTGTACCTATATCTTTTCTTGATGGCATACCTTGCCAAGCTTTTCTCATTAACTTATGAGCGTGTAAATATGTGGGTGCATTTTCAGGTGAAGCAAAAGCCGTCTTCCAACTGTGTTGCTGATTATAACCTATAACCATCTGATCTACAAAATCTGATTTACCAGATGATGGAATACCTGTAACAGTTATAAACTGCCCTGTGTATGTAGAAAATATATTGTCAAAATTACGTAAGCCTATTTGAAATCCAGGTTTGAAACCGTTTTCAACAAAGTCTACAACATCGCCTTCAATATCTTTAAAAGTTGTTACGTTTTCTAATGGTACTGGACTTGCTGCATCAATAACTTTAACTAAAGAAGGAGCTCCGTATTTAAGTAAATATTCATTTGCATCTTTACAATCTTTAAATGAAGTTGTATAGCAAACCTCCGCCCCTAATCTTCTTATTAATTCTTGTCTTAGCGCTTGTCCTGGCTCATCATTATCAACAGCTATAATTATCTTTTCAATGCCTGTAAAATAATCTATACAGTTATCTAAATAATCTAAGTTGTTTGTGCCCAGTGTGGCACCATTTGGAACTGATATAGCGTTAGATATACCTGCTTCGTGTAGAGCTAATACATCAATCTCACCTTCAGTTATAACACAAAAAGAATGGCCTACAATAGAATCAATGTTATAGAATACTTTTTCAGCACCCTTATATAACTTGAAGTTCTTGCGGCCATCTCTGTACTTAATGTTGATGAGTTCACCACCCATCATATAATTAAATTTAATTGCGTTCTCTTCTTTTGAAGTTTGTGGCATAAACTCAGGACCCTCAGAAACATTTAAGTCTTCAAGAGTCCTTTGAGATATACCTCTACCATTAAACCACTCTACAACTTTTGAACTAACAGGCTTATGCGTCTTAGTACTAAAATCCGGACGGACATATACTTTTTCGCTTACACCTCTTCTTTTAAAAGTATGTAACTGGAACGTTCTATTACAATTGTGGCAAGTACCTAACCCTCTCTCCCAGTCGTAAGAAGCGCACTTCTTTTTCTTATTCTCAGATTTTCTAGTATGTGAACACATGGGGCATGTACCCTCCGGTGCACCTACTTTTAAATCGTATTGATTAAACTGTTCGATCTGGAAACCATTAATTTCCGTGTTATTTACTTGCATGTAATCTATTTATATTAGTTCTTAAAATGGTAAATCATCTTGTGCAACTTGTGGTTTAGCAGCTGCAGCTTGTTGTTGATTATCTCTTGGTACAGGCTTAGGGAATTCACCGTCAGTCCATACAACAGTAGCGTTACCTAAAAATGTTCTAGGCTCCTTAGCTTCTCTTTCTTCCTTAGTTTGTGCCATAGCCACTGGACCATGGTTACCATAGGCATCAACGTCATTATTAACGGTAATAGTAATTGGTAAATACTTACCTTTTTTACCTTCAATAATCCTTGATTTGTCTATAGCAGTAAGGTTTATACTTGTTTTAATTATACCTGCCATTTCTTAATATGTTTGTAATTGTGAAAACATTCTTTTTAATTGAGTGCTATTTGCACCTGTTGATCTTCTTAAATTGTCAACTGCTTTTACATGCGTTTGATTGCTGTAAAAGTTTCTCTCACTTGTTGTAACACCTGTTACACTACAAGTTCTTTTCTTTGTTCTTGCCATAATATAAAATTAAAGTGTTTTAGTTAAAAAAAATTGTGATGGATCAAACCCATCTGTTTTAAAGAATAGCTCATATGCCTCAGTAGCTCTAAGTACTTTATCTCTACCTGATTCATAAAACTCATCTGAACAATCAAATATTCCTATTTGATGTGTTGTCTTATCCATTACGATAAATAACATATCATAACCAAACATCTCTTTATAGATATAAGCTTGACTGTCATAGTTGTATTTATTTGCCGACCATTTAAATTTACTTACGTCGGCACTTGTTTTGAGGTCTATAATAAGTTGCTCGTCCTCATTTATTATATCGGCTTTGCCTTTCCACATATTACCGAACAGCCTTATTATCCCGGGTTGTTCGTATTTGATACGTGCGCCTTTTCTTGAACCCCGTATGTAATCTTTACATATGTTGTTCTTTAGCAACCTTTCTCGCATTAATTCAATTTTGTCTGCTTCATGTTGAAGTAAACACAATTCCCCTTCGGATATTTCCTTATACTTTTTTGTATTTCTTGTAGAAGATTCAATGATTTTAAAATTATCAATCTTATCTGGTTCAAGTATACTAGTATGGAAATAACCACCAACTAAAAAAGCAGAGCTCATTGCTGAGGGTACTTTAAAGCTTAGTGGGTCTTTTAATAATGCGGATATGTCTGAGTTACTTAAATACTGTTTACCAAACTTACCGTAGTAATGTTCGTCTGATTTAAGTTTTTCTAAGACTTCGTCTTTTGTCATCTATAACGTTGTTAATGATTTTTCTTGCTCAGCGGTCATAGAATACTTCTTTTTAATTGAAGTGACTTTGCCTCCTGACTTAACATAATCTTGAGCTTGTTTTAATTGAGCTGACGTCATAGTAGTAGTCTGGGTACCATGTGTATTGGTAGCATCGGAATCTGCAGTGTCGTCAATTAACAATAGATTACCTAAAGCATATTTCTTACCATAAGATGATGCTGAACCAAATTGCTGTGGTGTTTGCATACCTTTCTGATTAAGATCTACCCCTACAATAGCTGTTGCTGATATAAAAGCGTCGCTTTCAGTGTCATGAATTTGTGCTCTTGTTTCTATTACAGGAACAGTTAAATTCGACTCTTGGAATTGCTCGTGAACAACAAAGTATACTTTATACTTTTCGTTGTACGGTTTTAATGCTTCAAGAATATCTTCGGCTGATCTGAAGTTATATTTGCCGAATGAGTTGTAACGTGATTTCTTACTTTTGAACTCTTTTTGTATTAAACTTAATTTTTGATATATTGTCATTATCTATATATATTATTACGTGTTATCTTAACTTTTTAATTACCAAGCCTATAGAACAACCATGCCTCTTTAGATTTCGGCTTTGTTATTACTAAACTTGTCTCCCCTAAATAAAACAATAAGTTGTACTCATCGCTTATATCTGTTCTTATTATCCTTAGCTCCCCGTCAACAATTTTAATTGTGCCCTGGGCTATTATCTCTTCCACACTTCTCCTAACAAAAGTATTGTTAGGTTGAATTGTCAAAAGTTCTTGTTCTTGGTTATACCAATTACCATATAATTCTGGCGGAATTGAATTTGATTGCGTATAGCAAAAGCTAGTGGCCATCAAAAATATAATTATTAATTTTCTCATAAAAAATCTAATACTTGTGATTTATCTACTGTGTTTATTAAAGTGTTAATCGCATCTCTTTTTATTTGAGACACTCTAACATAGGAGGCTACACCTTCTATATTAAGTTTTCTCGCAATTTCTTTTGCGGGCATTTTATCACAGTCAAGTCCGTAGCTCATGCGTAGTACATCATATTCTCTATTCGATAGATTGGCTTTCATTAAACCTAATAGATAAGCGTTTATAATATCTATATTATACTTCTTTGAAGTATCAGGTATTTGCATTAAAGCACTGTCCTCTTCATTTTCATATTCAATATCTATACTAGAAAATATGCTGTTAAAAAACATTTGCACTATCATCTTGTCACCACCGTCTGATTTTCTAATCTGATTAAGCTTGTATTCAGGAATTCTCATATCACCTCTGTTAATATCTATCTCCCTTCTTATTGCACCTCGAATACGTTTAGATAAAAATGATTTTAAAGTTTTAGTAGGATCATCAGATTCTTGTACAACAGCCCAATCTATTCTATCAACCGCTAAAATTAAACCTTCTGAACCTGCTTGCAATAAATCATTAATACTTAAAACGCCAGAAGCTTGATCAGACGTAGAAAATGAAAAAGCTACAGAAAAGACTGTATCTAAATTTTCAATTATTATTGTGTCTCTCTCTGAGTACTTACCCTTTGAGGCTAAATTTAAACTATCCTTAACGTCATTTTTAAATCTGACGAAGTTATGAATGTTGTATCTCTTCATTTAAAAGTTTTTTTTCCCTAACTAATCCGTTAGTTATATTCCTATAAATTGTTCGTGTTGATACATTTAAAATAGTTGCTATCTTTTTTATTGTTATCTTTTCTTTGTTATCATTAATAGTTAACATAGCTTCATATATATCTTCTGGCTGCGCTTTCTTTTGTCTACCTATTAACTTGCCTATTATTTGTTGTTTTTGTTTTGTATTTAATCCAGAATTATCTCTAAAAATGATTTTTCTCATTTTATTTTTAGGTGCATCACTATCAAAATCGATTAAGCTTATTTCCTCAATCATTTTATCAATAATATTTGTAGGACAGTTGAAAGTTATATAGCCATTTATTTTATTTGCTACAATCTTTGCTAGCGTGTTAAATTGAAAGTGTGTCATTTCTTGATTTAAATACCATAGCACAATTAGGTGCCACTTTAAAGATTTGTATGTAGTTATCTTAGCTTTACTACGAAATAGAGCATAACATTCAAACGTTCCGTTTTCATAATACCATCCCCAGTTGTATTGTTTTGTTGGTACATCATTAATAGGATCGCGTCTGTATAATATTCTATTGTCGTTTAAATATTTCAAATTTCTTTCAAACATTTATCTTTGCATAAAAGTTATTAGCTTTAAATACTTTTTATACCTATCTATATTAGAGGAAAGTAATACTAATCTATTAACTTTAAGTTCTAATTTCTTACCTGTTAATGTGTGTAGCTCCATAGATTCAGATGTAATTTCAGAATGCAAATCATATAATCTTTGGCCAACAAACCTTAAATGTTTTTGCTTTCTTGAATAAAGATTATGTTTATTTCTTATGTTATGTATAAATTCTAAAACCATAAATTATCTATTATAATACAGAGAGCAATAAACGATATAGCTATAATCCAAAGGGGTACACCAATGTAGATTAAAATTCTATTCAACTTTTTTTTTCGCATATCGTTTATTTGGTTTGCTACTCTGCTGTTGTTTTTTTATTTTATCTCTAATTCCAAATATATTATAAGAAACTAGGTGCTTGTAAATGCGGTTGCTCATCTTTTATTGTTACTTGTTTTTTATCGTTAATATAGTAGTTCCAGTATGCTTTAGATGAATGGCCTTCAACTTTATATTCATCAGGCATACATTGTGGTGGTTGTGTGAAAGGCGTATTGTCAATATATAAAGGTGGCATGTATAGCACGTCTCTACACTTTTCAATAGTCAGATGTGTTCTACCATATCTGTTAGTATACTCATCACCCAGCGCCATCATGTACTGATATGTCCAATTGTAATTGTCTAAGCCGGAACGGACCCATATAGTAGAGGGGTGGTTCACATGAGCTTTCTTGTAAGGAACATAACTAGTATCGTACTCATAATCTTCTCCGATCACATGATGGGCAGTACAAAGCATTTGGGCAGCTTCCAGCGGCATTTTAACAACATGTCTGTTGTAATGGTATTCGGCAGCTTTTACTGGGTCTGGGTGTAAGTAAAATATATTCATTAGTGGTTTATTATTTCAAATTCTTTATTTTGTACTATCATGTACTTTATACAATCAATATTGTATTTATTTATTATTACTTCTGTTTCATTAGATTTTTTAATATTACTGTAAATATTAATTTTGCCAGTTATATAATCAAGTATTATTAGCTTCATAGGGTATTATTATCTAAGGTTATTCGTATTTGCTACGTGTTAGGTATTTGGCTGTATAAAGCATTGCATTCTGATTCAAGAAAGCTTATATGCTTTTCCATTGCCTCAATTCTAAAATTAAGGTATTGTATTAAATCATCTTTATTGCCTGTAAAGTTTGAAGTTTCGTTAAATTTATTATATGTTAGCATAAGATCGCCATTAATTGTTAATTGAAAATTCATATTATATCAGTGGCTCAATTGCTTGTATTCTTAATTGACCTTTATTATTCTTTTCGCTATAATGTATAGCATATATTTGGTTTCCGTACTTCTGTAGCAATTTTATTTGCTCATCAGTAAATTTAAAGTCTAAGTTAAATGACCTTCCATTTTGTCTTCCATCTGTATTTAAAAACATCATCATAATTCATAATTTAGTTGCGACGATAGGATTCGAACCTATGACCTTTGGGTTATGAGCCCAACGAGATACCACTTCTCCACGTCGCTATAGGTTTAAGGAACAGAAATCCTGTTAATTTCTGAATTACGTTGGACAGTTTTATAGATTCTGTATCGAGCCTTTTACTGTTTATCTTAGGAGCCAACAACCTAAGGATTGCCCATTGGTCTTACACCCTAATATTATTAGAGAGAGATAAGGGTCATTCTGGCATTACCTTTTTATGTGACCGTTTTGTAACCAAACCGCCAGACACTATCTCACTCATCTAAAATAAATAACTAACCTAAAATAAAGTTATTCTTAATATGCTTGTTAAAGAATTTACCAATCGAATAACTGTTTCTTAGTTTTTGAAACAATCTAACTGGTATATCTTTGTATAAGTAATTTGTATCGTTTTGAAATTTAACTAATAAATTTCTTTGTTCTTTGTAGTATCTCATTGACTGTATTGCTGATGAGTCTACTGTTATAAAATCGTATTTAATTTTTCTCATGTTGTTTTGTTTATTATATTATCTATTTATTATCGTATTTGTTACGTGCCTTTGGTTATATCTTTTCTGAAATCATCATTTCTCCACATATAATCTCCAAACTCTTCACGCTTTTGTAAAATCCAATCTTCTTGGTTTTTAAATTTATCTATTATTTCTATAGCTTCTCCTAAAGAGTCTACTGTATGGGCTTCACTACCCCACAGGTTTATATGTCTTGCAACATATTTACCTTCATGCAATGGGTGCTTTGTTACACTCCAATTGTCACCTTTCATATTTTCAGGATTTACTTCTTCCATAGCTCTTGTAATTTTTCATTAGTCATTTTATATATAGCTTGTATATTATCACTATTGTGTATAGCATGCTCAAGTGCCCACATCCCCGCTTGTTCCCAGCTATCAGGTCTGACACCAAACTCATCATCTTCTTCAAATATATCATAGCTAAGATTTTCAATAATCTCTTTACATTTAAAATTACCCATTGTGAAGTTGTCAATCCAGTAACCTATTAATTCATTTACATATTCTTCTTCAACTATAAATTCGTCAACGACTTCTCCCGCTACACCTTCTTCATACTCATTAACTAATTCATCTGATATGTCACCTATTAAATAGTCTGTATATACTGAGGACCAGTATCTATATTTAGCTTCATCCATCGTACCTAGTATAATTTGAGAGGTTTTGTAATATCTCTACGTTAGATTTTTCTTTACTTGATACTACTTCTGTGTCTGTAGTCTCGATCGAATGTAAATAAGCAGTTTCATATTTATCTGTATTATCTACAAAGAGTGAAATGATATCTAATTTATCATCATCGTCAAGAGTACTAAAACCAAATTCAGATTTTAGTTCATTTGCCATATGGTCTAGTATACCTTCAAGCAATTTGTTATCGTACTGTTGTGAATATTTAGTCATAATTATTTATTTAATTGTTTTACATTTATATTATCCTACTGTTTCCGTATTTGTTACGTGCGTAGTAGTTTCGCTATGCAGTTTATCAAAAGAAGATAGCTTGTGATAACCGAAGGTATAAAAATATTCATCTTCAAATATCATTTGCTCACCATCATAATTTGGATGGTATATTAAATCTTGTTTACCTGTTGGATAAAATGTTGATGATGTCCATTCTTTTATATTATAAGAAATGCAATCTAATTCAAGTTCCATACATAGTATCAACAATTTATCTTCAAGTATATTTCGATCGGAATACTCCATATATTCGCCTTCTAATCCTTTATTTTGTCCGGAAACATCTTTAAAAGTTTCAAGTCCACCATAAAAGCTAAAAGCAATATAGTAACTTTTTTCAGGTTCGTCTTTATAAGTATTGTCGAATTCGAACATAGATTTTATTATGTTACCACTTCCGCCATCAAATCTTTTTACAACTGTTTTTCTTACAGTATTTAAATCATGGTAGTCATATCTGTAACCAGAGGATTTGGAATGTTTAAGCTTTCCCATGTTTCTTTTTGAACCGATATTCAATTCAACGGTCCAATGTCTGCTTGTTTCTTTTTTAGTTTTTGTCATTGTTATTTATTTTATCGTTATATAATTTTTGAAACATATTTTTGCCATCTATTAAATATACTTCAACTATTTTATTAATTAATTCTTGTTTTGTCATGTTATTTATTTTATATTATTATCTATCTATTGTCGTATTTGTTACGTATTATCTTTATAGTATCCTACTTGATATTTGCATAAAATTTCATCACCAATCCTTTGGATATGTTTTTCAATACTATCATCAATTATAGAATGTATAGCATTTTGTACTGTGCCTGTATAGTCTCTGTATTCATCAACTGTATATTCAGCTAAGATTTGACCGATCGTTTCAATCAACTCATTTTTTTCTATTTGTATAAGTTCTTTATCCATGGTTTTCGATCGGTGTTAATCCTTCCTCTTCAGCGCTTGTCATCCACTCTATATAGCTTAAACTAAAACCATATTCAACTAGATAATCTTCATAGTCTTCACTTTGCCATTCCATCTTATTATATGTTGGAAGGTCATTCATATTTTTTTGGTATACTTTACCATCTGCAAAATTTAGTATTGTTAAAGTCATTTTTCTTTTTTATTAGTTAATTCTCTTCTTATAAAATTCATTCCGGCAATAAATCCAGAATTCCATATTGAGTCATTCTCAACAGTTGTCATCCACTTGGTCATGATTTCATGATGGTCATGTACCATATTGGTTCTCACTTCGAAATCTGTTCTTTCGATTAGGTCTAGTAGTATTTGTTTATTTATAAAATTTCCTTTCATTGTTATTTATTTTAGTTACATATATATTATCCTATTGTCATCGTATTTAATACGTACTCCACATA